ATTAGGATATATTTTTTATCAAAAGGGATAAATAGCCCATCAATATTTTCATTCAAAATAAGTGGTGTAATTTTATATAAATCAATCATTCTATTTTCTTCTTTGTACCAAGCTCTAAATTTTATAGTCCTCATATATTTATTTATTAAAGTTTGTTAGATAGGTTGTTTATGTTAAAGTTTTCCATCTTCATAATCTTTGAGTATCAAAGGTTCTTTTATTTTTGTAATTGGTCTACCACCTGCGTCAACTTTCATTGTTTTATATCCTCCGTTGTGCCATTCACCTCCAGCTTGTGAGCGTGCAGAGTTTTTAGTGGTTTCCATCACTTGTTCTCTTTTTTTTTCTACTTTTCCTTGTCCTTCATCATAATGTTTTTCGCAAAATAAAAATCCTCTGTATTCATAAGCACGACTTTGATTCAGAATGCTTTTACAAACTGAACACTCTACGTGGATTTCATTGCACCATTCATTATCACAAGTTAATCCATTTAGTTCTTTTTCACAGATTGTACAATTCATACTATAGTTGTTTAAATGATTTAATTCTTAATATAAAAAGAAATAGCGTTAAATACCATATAGTCTTCATCTGGTAAGCACATCCATCTCGCTGCCATAGACTCAGAATAAGCTTTCCAAAGAGTCTCACATTCTATCCAAGAAGCCTCGTAACCTTTAGACTCTAGGACTTTTTGTATTCTCTCACAATCTTCGGGGTATTGTGATACGTTTATTTTTATTTTTTTCATACATATTTATTGTGCGACACAACAGAATCGCTCAGTTTGATAAATTGCTGTTAAGACAAAGGTCTTAGTACCCCAGTTCACTCTTAAAAACGTCTTACAGGGCATTTTAGAGGGCATAGAGAGCATCTCTAATTCAGATTCATCATCAACCTATTATTCTACTTCGTTATTCCACTTATCTAAAATCAAATTCCAATTTTCTAAAATAGTGCTGATTTTCATTCTATCCCAACTTTTAAATTCACAGTATCTCTTGGCTACATCCATACGCCCTTTAATTTCCTTCTCTACTTTTTCCATGTCATCACCATGCAATTTTTGAGCCTCATCTATTAATGGTTTTAGGGTTTTAATATATCCAATGTAGAGTCCATGTGATTTTGGGATATTAAATAGATCTGTATAATAATTATATAAACTTTTGAGAACGACGGCTTTGTATGTTTTTCTACCTTCTTTTACGGGGGCTTCTATCTCATCCCCATTCTCATCTATTTCAATTGTTGGTTCTTCGTACATAGTTTTTTTTTTATCGACGGGCGGAACTTGATCCGACAACGACGGTGATTCTTTTAATTCAACGGAATTCTCTAAATGCGATTTATCGCATAAAGAGTTTTCCTTTCCTTTCCTTTCCTTTGCATTGGGGTGGCTATAGCCCCCCCATCTTTTTTTAGCTCCATCTTTACCAGCTTTGCTAAGCTTAGCCCTAAAATCCTTGTGTTCTTTTAATCTTGGAGAAAACACTCCGACTTCATTTTCTTCAAAAATTCCTATTTTAATGCAATAATCTACAAGTTTTTCTAGTTTTTCTTTAGGGTAGTTATAGCTAACCGATAGCCCCCCTATAGCCCCCCTATAAATATAACCATTTTCCTCCTCTGCCATGCTTTCAATACACATCCAAAATATACCATATCCTTCTGCACCAAAATCACCTCTAAGCATTAGAATTTTTTGATCATTTCTAGCATTATAATCATGACTGAAATAAAATGTTTCCTTCATATATTAATTAAAGTCTGGCATGTCAAACATACCTTTTGGCTTAGGTTCTTTCTTTGGTTTAGCTGTAAAAGTTTTTGCTTTTGTCTTTGCTTCCATAAATTTTTGTATCTCTTTCAATAATGTTTCATTATGAAACCTTGAATATTCTTTTATCTTTTTTGACAAAAAACTTAATTGTTTTCCTTCTAATTCTACTCCTAACTCCTTCAAACCATTATAAATTGTCTTTCTAAATTCACCTAGTGTCATATTTAAAATTTATAAATTAAAAAAACCGAAAGGCTCAGTAAGTGCAAACACCCAATCACAAGTGCGGTGGAATGATTACCACCTCTTACCGAACCTATCGGTTCTTTAAATTTTGTGATCGTTTTTCGCATACAATATTTTTTATATTAAGTGATTGAAATTATACCACAAAAAAAAGTGTTTGTCAAGTCTAAGGTGGATTAACTGTTTGCTTTGGGGAAAAATAAAAACACCCTTTTTGAGAGTGATTTTATCCACAGGCTTTTACTTTTTACTTTTGAAAAAATCCGGTGAGCATGACTTGCATAAGATCATTAGGTTATTTAATTTGTAGTCCTTGTCGTCGTTTTTCTTTACCACCACCAATTTATTGCGTGGTTTCTTTACCTTGCATTTTTTACAAGTAAAATTGTCTCTTTCAAGGGCTTGTTTGGTTATTCCCCTTCTTCCATAGTTCTTGATCTTGCTACTATGTTTTTTGTAGTATTCTTTTTGGTAGCATTTTTTGCACAGTTCTTTCGTAAAAATCTCTCCTCCGCAGGTTTTACATTTCATAGAATTATTGAGGTTATTACTGTTAATAAAATTATGGCGATCCATATTATATTGCCTAGATATTTACGCATGGTATAAATATTTAAGATTTAATTTTTTTGGCTTTACCTTTGTAATTGTCTGTAAGTTTATGGCATTTTTTACATAGTGTTTTTCCATTTTCCAATTTTGTTCTTAGTTTTGGATAGTTAGAATAATTTTTGATATGATGTGCTTCTAAATAACAACCTTTTAAACCACAGTCTTGACATGTATATTTGTCTCTTTTAAAAACAGTTAATCTCCAATTTTTGTATGCCATGTCTTGTTTATGGTAAGGTCTTTTGTTTTTTCTACCTACCCTATCATAATATTTTTTTAGGCTTTTACTTACTTTTTCTCTTGTTTCTTTTGATACTTTTACACCTTTTTTAGCTTTACTAATTTTTTCTCTTGTTTCTTTTGATACTTTTTTACCTTTTTCTGATTGGCTTATTTTGAGTTTTGTTTCTTTTGTGTGTTTAATTCCAAGTCTACCATTAGACTTTCCTTTTTTTGCTAGGCTTATTTTTTGTCCGACTGTCAATGTCATAATCCTATTGTTTCTAAATAATTTTTATTATTTCCTCCATTAATTAAACGAATACTAATAGCTTCTTTTGTTTTTTCGTTTAATTTTTTTATAACTTTTTTTTGATTAAAAATATCAAACATAGCCAAAATATACATAAAATTATCTCGTACATTTTCTAAGTCTTTTATTTTTTCTATTTTTTCGGTAGCATAGTTGTAGGTGTCGTCGTATGTTTTTCAGATCTCTATGGCTTTTTCTTTGATTTCATCAAATTGTTTTTTCTTTGGTGGTAGATAATATAGTTTAGTCATACCTTAAAAAGTTAAATATTTATAATCGGTACACTGTCCCGTATAATTTTTCCACTCGTCGTTATCCCAGTTTTCGTTACAGTGAAACACGACCCAAGCGACTTTTCTTTCATTATCAAACGCCTTTATTTTTCCCCTTTCTTCTGCAAAACCATTTGAATAAGTGACCCATTTCCCTATGTCTTTTTTTGATAGTTTCATAGTATTTATTTCCTTCCTTTTGTTAGTTGTTTAAAGTCTTTGTTGGCTTCTTTCACTAGAATAGTTTCCAATTGTTTAGCAATGTCTTTTACAGGATCTATCAGTTGATATGGAAGTTCAAACGCCATTGAGTCTGAATAAGCATAGCCAGATGTTAATGTGAATGTGCTTATTCTTTTTTCTCCTGCAAATAAACCAATCATAGCAGACACTTCGGGCATGTCCTCTTTTAATTCTACTTGGTATGATAATATTTTTGCGTTGTTTATTCTTATGTCTATTTTTTTCATAATATATTTTTATTGTTCTAATAATCTTTTTTTAATCTCGGTTCTTATTTCTGATGGTGGTGGTATTCTGTAATTAAAATTACATTTATTGCACATAAAAAAAGATCCATACTTACTATTTCTTTTCTTCATTTTTCCTAGATAACATCTTTGGCATGGATCATCTTCAAGTATAGTTTTTTCTTCAAGCATAAAGAAAATTAAATTGAATTATTCGCTTTTTTCTATTTTTTTCATCAAATCTTTTTTAGTCCATTCTTTGAAAGTGTAGTTTTTGCCGTCGTTGACTGATACAGTTTCATTATCTAAATTAATTTCATAACAATATTCACAAAAAATATCATCTTTCTTAAAGTCTTCGTTTAATACCACGCTCTTTACTGTGCCATCTTCAATCAAGCGAAGTATACCAGCACCATGATCTCTGCTTAGAGTTGGGTATTTTTCATTTAGTTTGTTTATTTTATTAGAACTCACAAATTCCTCTTCGTATTCATCACCAAAAATTTCTTTTTTGTCCTTGAGATATTGTTTATCTAGCTTAAATTCTATCAAGGTATTCACTTTCTTTTTAAAACTGTTCAATTTTTCTGCGGTAAGCAAGTGTTCTTTGATAAAGTCTGCTATCTCTTGCCCTTGTCCTGTTGGGTATCCGTCCCATTGTCCGTATTGTGCGACTTTTGTTTTGTCGTTTAATTTAACGACTGTGAGGTTTCTCGTTCCCATATATTTTTAGGTTAAGAATAAATTTTTTGGGGTAAGTCGGTTGCTTTTACAACTCTGCGTCAAAATTACACTCTCCATTTTCTTTGACACATTTCTGTATCTTCTCTCCTAAGTGTAGACGTGCGTAAACTTCCAATAATTCTGGTATTCTATTCTTTGGTATATCTGTTTCCTTTGCTATCATTATGTCGTTATAACCATTATTATCATTAAAAAAAGTGTCTAGTTCTTTTTTGTATTTACCTAGTTCTGTTTTACATTTCTTTATACCTGCTTTTATTTTTGGCAAGTCGCTTTCATCAAAATAATAATTCAATTCTGTTGCCTCTCCCTGTACTCCAAAATGATCTGCGTCGTCTGATGATTGAACGCCGAACCAAAACTTGCCCTCTATATCTCCTGAAAAAAATCTACCGATATGATTGTGTCATTAATGTTATTGTTTCCATTAATGATATTATTGATTTAATTCTAAATATTTTTGTATATTTAGTTTTATTGTATGATGACTAAGATTAAATTTTTTACCTAATTATTTCCTCTTGTTTTTTAAGGCAGTAGCCCAGCAAAAACAAGTTTCTATCCCGCATGAGGAAGTGTAGATAAAAAATTCCTCGCCCTTTTTATTTTTTGCTTTTCCCATGCACTCGTTTGTTTTACCTCTAAGAAAAGTGAATGGTTTAATGATAGTTAGTACACCTCTATTGTCTGTTGACACTTCATTTTTTTCCATATATTTATATTTAAAAATTAATAACAATAATACTCTATATAGTCCTCGCCGTCCATGTCTTTGAATATTCTCTGTAAAGATATTTTATCCTCCATAATCTGTACAGAAGGATAAGGGATTACACTTAGTTTGTGTAATTCCTCTTGTACAGTTTCTTTTTCGTAAGTCAAAATAATCTGTTCGCTTTCATTACCTAAATTATAAATATTCTGTTCTCGTGATACGTTGAAAGTTGGATCTTTTTCTGTTTTGATTTCAATTAGTTTATATGCTCTTGTACTCATATTTTTATAATTATCTTGAATAATGGTCGTCGCAATAGAAATGTCCGCTACAATCAATTGGCTCGTCTTCATCTCTATTTATAAAATCTCCGTTTGGCATTACGTTATAAATTACACGTATATCTTCCTCAAAGATAGTAGCTGGTTTGTCGCACTCTTCGCAGGTGTGGTCGTGTTGGGGTTTTGTTGGCATAGGGTTATAGATTAAATAAACATAATACAATTATAATTAAAAACATTATGATATTAAAAATAATTATTTTTTGCATATAGGTTAATATTAAGAGTTAAAGCTAGATGTCGCTTGTTTTTTGTTTGTACCATAACAATGTTTTCTGCCGTCGGTAGCGACAAAGCCGTTTGTCATTTCCTCCCCATTCTGTAAATTAAAAGTGTACATTGGAAGATAGGGGAAACCACCTTCGCCAAATTCAAATTCACTAACTGCTTTGTTATATTTACCCCTTGCTTGATGATTAAATTCTTGTACTGTTATTATTTGCATATTTGTGTGATTATTTAGTGTCGGAGTTGTAAATAAACTTTTCGGCAAGGTCTATATCGTCGCCACCAATAAGATGATTACAGGGGCAGTCAATATTTAGACAACGGAATTGTCTTTTTTCTTTTACCTCTTCTATAATTCTTTTGATTGCTCCTTGTTGTTCGGGTGTTATTTGCATAGTGTTTGGGGTTAGTTATTAATTAATTTGTCCGTCAAGAGTAAAATCATAATCGTTAGATTTGAGTATATCAATAATGTTTTCGTCTTCTTGGGCTGTTTTCATTACATCATATCCATACTCCTCAAGGTCTTTGCAAATTTCTTGGTATAGATCTTCAAAATCTTCTTCAATTTTTGGCATATATATTTGTATGTCCTCTTCGTCGTATATGTCAACAACTTTGCTGTATGAGTGGTAGTAGTTTCCAGATTGTTTTATAACTATTGAATACTCTTTCCAGTCAAAACTACCCTCAAACATTGCTCCGTCGCCTTGGCTATAAGATAGAGAAAAATAGCAGTTTGCTTTGCCCTCAATCTTGTGTTTTTTTAATAGTTCGTCAAGATGATATTGCATATCGTCTGGTAGAAAAATAAACTCTTCGTCGTCTCTCCATTTGTTTATGGCTAGTTCTTGGCTGTCTTTTGGTAGTTCTTCAAATTTGTATACTGTGTATGTTTTTGTTTTCATACTATTTAGATTAAAGAATAAACGGAGGCAAGTGATATGGTATCGCTTGCCTTGCGTTTAGGCTTTACTATATATTTTCCTTTACAAAATTAATTACTCGCTCCCAATTATCTTTTTTTAGTGTCTGTGTGTTATTACTTCCACCAGTATAATCTTTTGAGTGCTGTGCTGTTCTATAAAGTACGTTCCCCATTCCGTCGTTGAGTGATATATAAACTGACTTTGTGCCGTCCACTGATGATATAAAGCCCGATATATACCCTCTATCTATTGAACCTGACGGGTTTTTACTTGCATTGACAAGTATACCTTCAACTTCTTGTGCTGTTGCTTTGAGTAAAGATAGTCCAGTTGATAGCCATTTTTTCTTCTGACTTGCGTCTTGGTCTGTTTCATTTTCTCCACTATATGGTAGGTCGTTGTAGTTAACTGCGTTGACTTCCCAAAATTTATGGTTTCGCATATATTTAGATTAAAGAATAAACGGGGACGGGTAAACGTTTACCCGTCTTGTGTTTATGCTCTATTCATAGTGCTATGGTTAAAATTTAAGGGTTAATTTTTTTCGGGGCTAGTCGGTTGCTTTTGGTTTATTTCCCTTAAGAGTTCTAGTTCACTCTCACTATATAGCATTTTAAGGTTGTTATATTCATCTTGGACGGCTCTGTATGTCTTTTCTGCTTGTATGCTATCTGTATCTTTTATAAAGTTTTTCATCTTGTCCCACTCTGGTTTTATGATTTTCTTTTGTTCTTCTGTTATATTCATATATCAATTTTTAAATTCAGGTAGCTTAGTTAAATATTCCGCTGTAACCTGGGCCTGCTGTGTGATCTGCCTTTGCCATGCTTTGTTAGTTGGTGACCATCTGAAACCGTGCATTTTTGTGAGTGTTATGGTATAGATATCTCGCTCCTCTTCGTCGCTTGGAAAGTATTTATTAGTTTTCAAATAGTCTGCTTGAAAGTTTGTATTTGTCTTGATTAAAAACTTTCTAGCTTGTTTTTTGTACTCGTCCATATTGTTAATGGTTAAAATTTAAGGGTGTATTTTTTTTCGGGGGATATCGGTTGCTTTGTTGTCTGTATGAGTTCGTCCCTTATAGAAGATAAATAGTTTATAGTGATATATCCTCCACGTTCTTTTGATATTTCTTGATCTCCTAAGAGTATTTTTATATTTGGTCGTTGTAGTTCATCAATTATATTTTGTATTCTATTAATTTGATGTTCTATTATATTTCTATTTGGTAGTTTCATATTTTAGTTTAAATTTCCTAGTGTATACTCTTTGCTTTTAATTTTCTTTTTTATAAACCATAATTGATTTGTCTGTTCCTTGTGTTATGGTTAATAGTAAATTATAATTTTCATTTTCAAGTTTTGTTTTTTGTTTTTCTGCTTTTGTTATTTTTAAATTATAATTCCAGTCAAAAGTTATAATTTTAATATCCATAAATTTGTTAATTTGTATTTTTGTTTTGTTATCTAGTTGAATTATGTTTTTGGTTATCATAGTCTTATATTAGTGAGTAAATTTGTACCTGTTTATTATAACACAACTGTATAAAAAAGTCAATAGCGATTATGTATAAAACGTGTAAGATTAGTTATTTTTAAAATAAAAAGTAAATAGCTATAAAAAGGGTTTCATTTGCTTAGTCAAAAAACTAACTAGACTAATTTTTTTCGGGGCATACCGGTTGCTTTTTCTTAGTTTGCGTAAAAACATTATAACTTTTATGTCTGCTATAAGATAACGTATAGCTTTTAATATTTTCATATGGTTGTATATTAGTTAGTTAATTTTTTTAATCTTTTTATTTCTTTTGTCGGTATAATGAAAGCAAGTAAACATTTTTTGTTATGGTATGAGCCTGTTTTATTTCCACAAAAAGGGCATTTTCCTTTCTTAGTCCATTTTCTTATTCCTGTTGCTCGGTATTTTTTAGCATATCTAATCATCTTATATTTTTGATAATTTTTCTTATAATATTCAGGATCTTCTTTTTTCTTTTTTTCTCGGTATATTTTTGCTTTTTTTAGTCTTTTTTCTTTTGTTTCTACAAGGTATTTTTTTGTATAAGATATACCTTTCAGGGTTTTAAGCCATTTAATTTGTCTGCTTGGCATATGGTTTAATTAAAAAATTAAATAAGGTATTTTTTTTCGGGGGATATCGGTTGCTTTGTTTTAAGTTTCTCCATATCATCTATATACAAAATCTCTATTGGTCATGTTTCTTGTTTTGGTGTTTATTTGTCTTATTTTGGCTAGTTATAGGGTAATTTGTAGGGCTTTTGGGTTGCTTTGTAGGGTTTTAGTTTTTAAAATGTAGGTGTTTTTGTAGTTTTTTTATTGTTTTTGTTTGTAGGTGTTTTTCTGTTGTTTGTAGGTTGTTTGGTTTACTTTTCTTTTATAGGGCTTTTGGTTGTTTGGTGGGTGAGGATATACAAACACTCTACCCCACATACCCACTCCCCTCTACTTTTTAAAAATAATCAAGCCACTAGACAAAAAATGTCTAGTAGTCTGATTAGTTAAAAAATTTATGGTTATATTTTTCTTGTATTTCGTCGGCTTTGTCGTGCCAGTTGTCGATTTTTACTTGTAAAGCATCGCACTCGTAGTCTGTTTTCCATTCGTCTAGGATATAATCGGGGATATCTTCATCTTCATCATCTTGATATAGTTCTCTATTTTCTATGCTTTCCTTTGCGTTCTCTATGGTTTTTGGGTAATCTATTTCAAAGCTTTTATAAGTACCAAAATCGTGAGGGTTGTTTTTTATTCTAACAGTCCCTTCAATAATGTTAAACTCTTTGCATAGAAAATTGAAAGATTGCTCCATTAGAGAATTGAAAGACTCCTCCACTGGTTTGATTGGTGTATCGATAGTAGTATAAGTACCTTGCATATGTTTTTTGTTAAATTATTATATATTTATACCCTTGTCGTAATTTTGGTAGTATCTTTTCGATTAGTTTTTTGGCTTGTTTTATGTTATTTGCATATTGCACTATGTCTTGTCTATCTCCATATTGTATGGCTATGTATACTTTACTCATAATTTTTTTTATATTATTTTGCGTAAACACTCTACCCCCCATACCCCCTCCCCTCTACTTTTTAAAAAAACTATCCTCCAAAAAGGAAGATAGTCATGTATTAAAATATTATTTCTGCGAAGTCCTCGCAAGAATATTCCTTGTCGCAAGATGTACAAGTTATACTATCAATCCCTCCATTTGGTGCTGATTTAATATTTGATAGTGCCCCGTCGGCTTGTACCGCCATTTTATAGGTGTAACTCTCCATAGCATTAAATTCTCTATTCCCGCACTCGCATTGTGTTATAAACTTCGTCATACATTTTTTATTAGTCCCCGTTATTTTCGGGGCTTAGGGTTGCTTTGTTAGAAAGTCCAGCGACGGCGTAAGCATGGTATACACTTTTGACGCTCTTGGTAGAGGTGGTATAACTTCGCCGTCGCTAGGCTCTCTTGTACCTCTATATTTTAGCACGCCTGTATTGAAATGTCAAGCAAAACTGTGGATAAAAGTCAACAGCCAAAAGCTATCTTGTGCTTAGGACATATAAGGAAAGTAAACAAGTAACCAGTATGATTGGTCAAGTCTATCTAGTACGTTGCTTATATCGCAATTCTAGGTGTCGCACAATATAGTTTATAGTATAGGTTATGGGTAGTGTACTATGTACTATAATCATAATCACTATTTTGTTTAGCTTGGGTAGGTGGTATGGTATGTGGTGGTATGGTGGTGGTGGCTTGGCTTGGCTCTGGTGGCGAAGGGTGGGGGGTTCGGAAACCAAATCCAAAATCAGACGGGGCTGGTAATCTGGGGGGGGTATGTAACCTCCCAACCCCAAACCCTTTCTCAAAAAAAAATGAATCCAAAAAAAATACTCATAAAAAATTTGGGTAGATGTGTTATGGAGCATAACATTTGTTACTGTGGATAACCCATCACTTTTATTCGCTAATGTTAGGGCTTTATTCTTTCTTTGCTTTGATTATTTCGCTAGGTTAAGGGGAATGTTTAAAGTCTATTCTTGTTTGTATATACTATCCTTGACAAAACTTGATTTCTGTGAGATAATTAGAGTAGGCGTAATTGTTTCTTTAATATGACAAATTTAACTAAACAACAGGAAAAGTTTGTAGAGCTTTACATGTCGAATGGATTCGATGGTTTTCATGCTTATAAAGAAGCTTACGAGAATTGTGATAGTGATCAAGCTGCTAGAGTGAATGCCTGTAAAGCATTGAAGAATGAAAAGATACTTGAGGCTATTGAAGTAGCTGAGGGTGACTATAAAAGGATTGCGCGGGAAGAAGGAGTTGATAGGAAGAAAGTAACGGAAAGACTGGCGGAAATTATTAATGGTGAAAAAATTATACTGAAGAAGGTTAAGGAGTTGGATGCTAAAGGTAAAGTTATTTTGGTTGAGAAAGAAGTGAGAGTGAAACATGATCCTAAAGATATTGTATCGGCTATAAATACCCTTGCGAAATTGATAGGAGATTTCTCACCTGAACTTCATAAAGTTACTATGGATGATCAGACTGCACCTGATTTCTCAAAAATGACAGTTGAAGAAAAAGAAGAGTACAAGAAAAAGTTACTGGCTAATTTGTAGTCAGTTTTTTTGTTCATTACAATCTAGGGTCAACAATCTAAAAAATATGACGAAGAAACTTAAATGGCGGTTGAGTAAGCTGCCGACACCTCAAGAGGTTATGGAGCTTGTAAATTTCAAGCTTATTACTCAAGACGAAGCAAAAGATATCCTTTTTGGAGAAGTTGACGAGAGAGATGAAAAATCTTTCAAAGAAGAAATTGAATTCCTTCGGGGTTTAGTAGAGAAGTTATCTAATAATAGTGAGACTAAAATAATTGAGATTATCCAGGAGAGAAATTACACTCAACCTTGGTATCAGCCATATCAGGTATGGTCTACTTCCTACAATTATGCAGGTGCAATACCACTAAATGGAACCATGACTGATGTAGATTTAGTTAGAGGGGATCAGTCGAGTTTTACTACCATACAAACATACTAATTCATTCTTTGACCCTAGATTATAGTTATTCTTGTCTGGTTCATGGATATGCTTGTCCTATGAACAAAGCATGGTTCTGGATCATCAATGGTCCAGATAAGAGTACCTAACATTCCGACATATTAAAAGGCAACAAATAGCGGATATTCCCCTGTATGGCGAATTCCGGATACCCCAACCTGTCTTTGATACTTGGAAAAACATACTCAAATATGTTGGGGTGTTAGTACTTTTACAATTCAGGGTCAAGTTAAGTCAGTTAGTATGTTAGAAGAAACTTATAGAGTATTTTCATTCAGCTAAAAAATAAAAAATTTTATGGAAGTAGGATATCTAGAAAAGTTAAAAAATAGTCCAGAACTGCAAGATGCTGAATGGGGTATCTGTCAGTCAGATCCTTACTACTTTCTCACTACTTGGGCAAAAACTTTGGATGTACATGACGACATAAATCCTATCAAAACTTTCCCAGAAAAAGATTATATAGAAAGATTTGTTGAAGTCTGGCTCGAAGAGAAACTCTTACTCATACCAAAATCTAGGCAGATGATGCTTACCTGGTTATGTGTAGGACTTTATCTTTGGGACACGATGTTCCACAAAGGAAAACTCACGTTCTTTCAAAGTAAAAAAGAAGAAGACGCTGATGATTTGATCAAGCGTTGCAAATTTATTTGGGATAATCTCCCTAAGTTTCTTCAGAGATATCAAGAAGATGGTATTTTCAAGGAACTTACATGCAACCCACAGAACAAAGGCCAGCATATCTCTTGTAAGATGTGCTTCCCTGACATCTATTCCGAGATTCGTGGCGTTCCTCAAGGTGGGGATATCGTTCGAATGCACACCTTATCTGGGTTATTTTCAGATGAGATGGCCTTTCAGAACGAAGCCAAGTCTTCCTTTACAGCTGCACGTCCTACTATTTCAAATGGCGGGCGTATGACTTGCGTTAGTACAGCCGAGGACAATACTTACTTTCAAGAATTATGTTTTGATTTATTAGAAATCGTATGAAGTATGCTGACATTGAACACGAAGAAACGGTCCGCGGAATCAAGGAATGGAAAAATCCCGGGAATAAGTTTAAGGTATTCATGATTCACTACTCCTCTGATCCAGAAAAAGATCCAGAGCGCGATGGTAAGGATTGGTATGAAGCCGAGCGACGCGGGACTCCAAAAGCTGTCTGGGACAAAGAGCATGAGATTGATTTCACCACTAAGTCTGGTAAATTAGTTTTTGGTAAAGAGTATTGTGATTTCGATACTAATATTCATTACATCGATTCATTTGAGATAGGAGGCTTGACTGAGAATCTAATTACTTTAGATTTCGGCCAAAGAAACCCGAATCATGCTTTAGTTTGTAAGTGGACTGAAGATGGCACGCTGTATATTATAGATGAATATTATAAACCAGCTTTACCTAGTAAGGCTTCCCGTGAAATGTTTGCCAAGTTTGATTACATTTTCAACTCGACCAAGGATATAAACTTTATGTCCATGGAAGAGAAAAGAAATTTGGTATATAATACATTTCAGATAGCAGTGATTGACCCTTCAACAGCCTCGAAGAATCGTTCAAAGGTAATTGAAGGCGAGGAGATTCCTTATTCAGTGAAAGAAGAGTTCTATGACAATGGTTGGGATTTTTTCCCGGGTATAAATGATATAGGTTCTGGGATTACTAAGATAAGAGAGTTCATGCAGATAGTTGATGGTCAAACCAAGTTGTATATTTTTGAAGATAAATGTCCGAATCTTTGCCGACAGTTGAAGAATTATCGTTATAAGGAGAATACAGAAGTAATCGCGAGAAGTAAAAATCAATCCGAGACACCAATAAAAAAAGACGAGCATGGGATTGATGCCTTGAGATATCTGATTCAGACACGACCGATTGAACCTGTTGTTCCTCCGATGGAAAAGACTAGAATCCAGAAGGATATTGAAGATTTATGTAAACCGAAAGCATCTATAATGGATGCCTTTGATCAAGATTGATATGGATAAGAAATTTACAAAAGCAGCGGAAGAGATATTGATCAAAGTATCCGAGAAAGTAGAAACAGATGATTTCAGAAAACGTGTGGAAGAATTTTTAAAAGAAATAAAAAAACTGGAAGGAAAATACAACTTAGTATTTATTCCAGATATTAAAATCGTAAATAAAAAAGTATGAACATCGAACCCCGCACAGGTGTGCTCCTGATTAAAAAGCACAAGAACACAAAAATAGACTCAGATATTATTCTAGAGGAATCAGAGTCAGACAAAAATCTTATCACTGGTGAAATTTTAGCTGGTGAAGAGCATGTAGGTCAAACTGCGATCTTTGGAAAATATGCCATCTATGTCCTGAAGCTTCAGGGCAAAGAGCATTATTTCCTAGACAAAGAAGACATCGTAGGTTTCTGTGATTATAAAGAAGATTAATTAATAATGTAAAAATATGTATAAAGAAGTAATTTTCAACGAAGAGGTACGAGACAGAATAACAAAAGGATTGAATATTGTCGCCAAGGCTGTAGTTACAACACTAGGTCCTAAAGGACAGAACGTTATCTTTGAGGATAGTTCTTACCCAACTATTACAAAGGATGGTGTAACAGTGGTCCAACAAATATTTCTTGAAGATAAGTTTGAGAATATGGGAGTAATGATTGCCAGAGAAGCTGCCGAGAATACCAACAGAGAAGCTGGTGATGGAACTACTACAACCGTTGCTTTACTCGCCAATATGGTGAATGAAGCTAATAAATTTATAGCGACAGGAATGAATCCTATACTTTTGAAAAGAGGCATGGATAAAGGATTAGAGAAAGTTCTTTCAAAACTAAACAAACAGGTTAAAAAAATAGATACTAAGGAAGAAAAGATTCAAATTGCTACTATTTCAGCTAATAATGATGATAAGATTGGTAAAATGATTCATGATGTAATTGATACTGTGGGCATTGATGGAATTATAACAGTGCAAAATTCAAATTCATTAGAGACTGAAGTTGAGTATGTCAAAGGAACTAAAACTGATAATGGTTATGAATCACACATCTTTATAAATGATAGGAAAAAATTGGCTGCGGTTTTTGAAAAACCAACTATAGTTATCTGTACTGATACTATAGTAAATCAAGATCAATTATTACCATTGATTGAAAAATTGGTTAAGGCAGGAAGGACTAAAATTGTTCTATTCGTGAACTCTATTGAAGGTGCTGGTATGGCTTTTCTAGCTCAGAATCAAATGTTAGGAAAGTTTAGCTGTGTTCCTGTGAGATTATCATCCTTAAATGATTATAGACGTGATGTAGTATATGATTTGGCTGCTCTTACTACTGCTACAGTAGTTGGTGATGAAGATGCTGTAAAGCTTAAAGACGCTGGTTTAGAGCACTGTGGTACTTGTGAGAATATTGTAGTTAGCCGTGATAATACAGTCGTGGTAGGTGGAGTGGGAGACATCACAGAGAGAGTAGAAGAAATAAAATCATTAATGAAAGTTGAAAAGGATACTTTTAAAACAGAAATGTTGAAGGATAGATTGGGTAAGATAACTGGTTCAGTCGCTAACATAAGAGTTGGTGGGGCTAGTGAAACAGAACAGACAGAAATTAAATATCGTATTGAGGATGCATTGAATGCTACAAAATCAGCCATAGCAGAAGGAATTGTAGAAGGCGGCGGAGTAGCTTTGCTTAAATGTATATTTGATATAGAAAAGACTGGAATCAAAGAAATTGACGCGGGCATGGAAATTGTGTGCAGTTCTCTAAAGGTACCAGTAAGTTCTATAGCGAAGAATGCTGGAAAGAATGGTGAGACTATTGTTGATAAGATTCTTAGTTCTAAAAAAGGTTACAATGCTTTGACAGATGAATATTGTGACATGATAGAAACTGGCGTTATAGATCCTTTCAAAGTTGTTAAGAATGAGATTATTAATTCAGTAGCAACCGCAGGAATATTGATTACTTCTGCCACAGCGATTGCAATTAAACCAGAAAAAAAATAATATGGAATTAATTATTTTAGCAGTAGTATTTCTCCTAACTCTAGTTTTCATATATCTTCTCTTGAGTAAAAAAGATAAGGACTTTTACTTCATGCAGACAGAACTAATTAGAGAGTTGACTCGTTCGTTAAAGTCGAAAGATATAACTGAATATGTCGAGAGTGAAACAAACGATGAACCTCTAATTCAAGTTGAAGAAAATGAGTTGATTGATTTGGATCAGGTTCCAGCAGATAAACTTTTGAATAGTTTAAAAGGAGAATAGTATGAAAATCACTAACGTGAAAATAAAAAAAGTAGCACCAGATAATAAAGGTTTGATAGCATTCTGCTCTGTAGTACTTGATGACATGTTATACTTAGGAAATATTGCTATCTTTTCTAAGTTAAATCAAGAAGGAAAAATTCGTTTGGTTTTCCCAAACAAAAAGGTGAATGAGAAAGTAATTTCACTTTACTATCCATTAACCAAAGAATTATATTATTTATTAGAAACCGTAGTTAATGAAAAAATGAAAGAATAATATGGATTTAGAACAATTAAAGAAAATACAATTTAAAACAGACAAAGAAGGTAAAATAAAAACAAAGGATGACAAAAATGTCGTCAAATTTATTGATAGTCTTTGTGATAGTACTGTTAAATATTATTTGAAACAACATCGTGATTGGTATATTAATGAGCGTTATGCTCGTGGTGATCACTGGATTGTCTATAATAAAACTTTGAATAAAGTACAAACACTCCCAGTTTCTGATGGAGAAATTCGTCGTACAGTAAATAAGATTCGTTCACAAATTCGTGGTGTTAAGAATTTTATTAAACGTAGTCAACCTCGCTGGGAAGTGCATCCAGATGATGTTACTGATGAAGCTTATGATGAGGCAAAGAAAAAAAACAAGATTTTACAATATGTTTATCGTACTAGAGGTATTAAAGGTTTACTAACAGACCAGATCGTAAATTCTTTGAAATACTCTGTGGGTATTATAGAAGCTGGAGTTGTTAAAAAGAATGGGGAAGATTACTTAGATTTTTGGGTAGATGATACTTTCAATGTATTTTTTGATCCTTGTTCTCCCACAGTACAAGAGTGTAGATTTATTATAAAAACTTACAAAAAACCAATTTCTACTTTGAATGCAAAGTATAAAGTAAAAATAACAGCTGATAGTAAAAAAGAAGCCTCTGATTATAAAGAATTACTAGAGCAAGAAAAATATAACAATGAGGGGACCAATAGTACAGATGAACTAGATTCTACATTGGTAAAGGAAATATGGATGAAATGGGTTGAGGGTGGGAAAGTAAAGATGAAAGTTATAACTGTCTCTGGCAATCAATTGCTTAGAGTTTATGAGCCATCTTATAGACGCTATCCATTTTTTGTTTATAACCCAGAAAAAGCTTCCAATTCTATTTATAGTGAAGCATGGATAAAAGATCTTATTTCTATTAACAAATCTTTGGATAAAACAGTTTCACAAGTTGAGTCTTATATTCAAAGAATGTTAAAAGGTAAATGGCTTATTAAACAGGGTGTAGAAGTATCTAGTATTACTGATAAAGGAGCCGAGAAAATATATTACAAAGGTAATATTGCTCCTTCACAGCAATCTTTACAGCCACTCCCGTCAACTCCATTTGCTTATACTGCAAATCTTGAAAGATGGATTGAAGAATTAGGTGGAATGCGTGAAGCTAGTCTAGGGCGTGTTCCCGGGTCATTGCAGTCTGGTAAGGGTGTGGAAGCATTGCAGGCTGCTGATGCAAGTACTGTAGCGGAAGCTGTTGAGAATTTAGAGTTAATGTTATCTGAAATGGGTGAATTTTGTTTGGAGATATTATCTGATTATCAGATTGCATCTGATGAAATTATTGAAGATGGTCAAAAGATTAAATTCATTGGTGATGTTGAAAATGCACCTGAGAATGCTCTTGTTATTAAACCTAGCACTGTAAGAGTTACTGTTGTTCCAGAGATTGCTTATTCTGAAGAGGGTAAGATGGATAGAATGATGAGATTAGCTGAAGCTAAATTGATTGATCCACAAACAGTATTGGAGCAATTAAACTTTTCAAATGTTGGTGATATTATTGAGAGAATGAATAAACAGAAACAGGAAGAATTTAAACAAGAGATGGTTAAACAAAAGGAAAGCCATAGAACTGAAGGAGAAGGCCCGGCAGATACGGCTGATTTAGCTGATCAAGAAAATATGAGTATGGCCGCTGGCACACCTCCTCCGTTGACACCTCAAGCTTTATGGACTCCAGAACATACGCAACTCCATATGGCATTCATTCAGGAAAATCAAGATGCTTACCAACAAAACCAAGAGATATTCGATGAGCATATACAAGCTGAAGAAAATTATCAATAATAATTAACTAATTATAAAAATATGGCAATAAACAAAAGTGATTTTATCAAGACAATCAAAACAAGATTGAAGACGGCCAAGTAAGATTATATTGAAACTCCAAAAATGAGGAGAGAATTGGCTGTTAAAAGGGCGCAAAAAAAATACAAGAAAAAATATGGTGAAAAAATGAAACCGTCGTATTTAAAAGGAATGGCGGAAAGTGGTAAATTAGATAGTAAATCAAAAGATTATATTAGCATGAAAAGATCAGAGAAGAAGAGATTGAGAAAAGGAAAATTTGATTACACAAAATAAAATTATTAAATTCTGATAGTATATCGAGGAACGGCAACCTCGTTAAAAAATGGTCGTTAGTACTAGAAGATGTAAACGTATTTATATGGACGATGTTAGAAAGGAAGTAGAAGAAGCCGTTAACGGTGACGGTGCTGGTTCTTCCCCAGTAGAAACACCTGAAATAGTATCTCCAGAAGGAGTAAAACCAGAGGTAGCACCTGAAGTAGTACCAGAAGTTAAACCTGATACTGCTCCAAATAAAACCCCTGACGAAAAAGTAGAAGATATAAAAAATAGTAAAGATGAGGGCACACTTCAAGTACAAGTAGCAAATCTTACCAAGGCTCTTCAAATTGAAAGAGAATCTGGTAAGGGTACTACTACAAAAATGTCTGAACTTGAAGAGCAATTATCTGCCGCCAATGAAACTATCGGTAAATTGAAAGATGTGTTTGTTCCACCTGAAGAATCTAAGGTTCCATTTGAACCAGAGGTTTTTACAAAAGAACAGGCTGAACAAATGTGGGCTGACAAAGAAAAAGCCAAGCAAGAAGAATCTACCAATCAATCGAAAGCAGAAATGATCAAACAAGAGATTTCTGAACTTTCTACTGAGTGGGACGGTGCTGAAGGCAAACCATCTTATGAAGATAATGAGGTTTTAGAATGGCAGCAAGAACAAGGTAAATTGTATCTGACACCTAAAGAAGCTTTTAATGAAATGAAACGTAATGAGATTATTGACTGGGAAGTTAAACAAAGACTTTCTGGTAAGAAAAACGTTCAAGATGTAGAAAAACCTTCAGTTGGAAGTGATGTTCACGAACCAGGAGAAAATAAAATTTCTACTGATCCAGTTGATATTAGAAAAGCTGTAGTGGAAGCTATTGACAGTGCAGATGCTGATATTTAATTCAGTAAAATAAAAATATATGGGTGCAACAAACAGTACTCTGGCTAATGCTGCGATGCGTATCTATGATAAAGTTGTACACGAACAAGTCTTTGAAAAGAATGTTTTGTGGAACAATATCTTACGCAATGTAGCACAGAACCAGGGCGCAACTACCAAATACTTAACTGTACATTACCTTCGTAATGTAGGTTCAGCCGCTGGTAGCGAATCTGTTGTCTTACCAACAGCAGGAAACCAAGGATACTTACAAGCAAACGTTACAATGAAATATAATTTCCAAACTATTTCTTTGACTGATGTAGCTTTGCAAGCATCAAAACGTTCAAAAGAGTACTTAGTAAATGCTCTTGAATCAGAATACATGGGCGCAAAGGAAGATATGCAACGCCAACTTTCACGTCAAGGTTATGGTTACGGTACCGGTACTATTGCTCGTGTTGATGGTATAGGTAGTACTCCAACTTTTGATTTGGATACTCCAATGGTAGGTAAAAATCCAACCGATTATTTAGAAATCGGCAATGGTGTGATGTTCACAAGTTCAGAAACTACTGCCACTTCAACATCTTTTTCTTTAGTATCTACTATCACTGATGGTGATACATTTACTGTTGATTCTGATGCTGGTGTAGCTGATAATGATTATGTCATATTAGCTCATACCAATGGTACTACTCCAACTGTATCTAATATTGGAGTTGAAGTAATGGGTCTTAAAGGTTTGATTGATGATCAAGCTAATTTAGATACATTCCAAGGTTTGGCTCGTTCTTCTTATACTTGGTGGAATAGTTATGTTAGTGATTCTACAAGTCAACGTTCTTTGACTGAAGCATTGATGTACACAACCATGTTAGAATCAATGAAGAAAGGTTCTCCAAAATATGCTCTTACTCATTTCGATGTGTTTAGCGCTTATGGTCAACTTTTGACACCGGATAGACGTTATACTGAAACTATGGAACTTAAAGGTGGTTTCAAAGGCGTAGATTTCAGTGGCATTCCAGTAGTAGCAGATTATGATCATCCTTATGATGAAATGAACTTTATCGATCCAACTACAATGTCTGTAGAAGATTTGGCTCCAATTTCATTCTTGAATGAAGATGGTTCTATCTTAGATAGAAGTTCTACTACTCCTGCATGGCAAGCAACTTTGAGATATTACTCAAATCTTGCATGTAGCGCACCGAACAAAAATGCTAGTTTACGCGATGTCGTAAAATAAAAGTAGTATTTTCACTCTGCTCCTTTACGGGGGCAGTGATGAAAATGTGACTTCAAAAAATGTAGGCCTAAGTATCTCTTTTTACAAAAGGTCGATTAGAAAGAGGGTAAACTATAAATTTGGCACTTAAATAATTAAACAAAAAAATATGATAAAGAACAAAAATGTTGCAAATGATGCAGCTATAAGTCCATCTAAAATTTTAGGTGGTGGTTTAGTTGGAGCTGGTAGAGTTTTTTATGTTGCTCCAGCTACATCAAATATGTATACATATTGGAATGGTAAAGTTCCATCAAGCGATCTATATACAACTCTTGCTGCAGCTTATGCACAAACAGTTACAAATAGAAATGATGTAATTATACTAAGTCCAGATCAACATACAGTGACATCAATGTTAACTATCGCTAAAAATAGAATTCAGTTTATTGGAGTTGGCGCTAGTGGTAGAAGTATCCAACAAAGTGCAAGAATAGTAATGGGAGTAACTGGTGTTGCTACTGATTTAGCTCCAGTTCTTGTTACTGGTACACGAAATTCATTTGTTAATATTAAAGCAGAAAATGCTTCTACTACTAATGAATCTCTTTATGGTTGGATTGAAAATGGTGAAGGAACATATTACGAGAACTTTATGTCTGTAAAGACAGCAGGTTTGGATGATGCTGGACATGCTCATTTCTGGATGGCTGGAGATGCTTGTTCAGGTAGAAATCTTACATTTGGTCATTCAACCGTTACAAGTTCAGCCGCAGCATATGGCATCTTAATTGATGGTAAAACTGGTGGGGCTACTACTACTGTACATGAATTAATGTGGGAAAATGTAAGAGTAAATATGAAAGTAGCTACTGGAGTAGCCGCTACTTCATGTTTCATCAAAATTAAAGATGTTAATGCAATGTTATGTAATAATGTTATTGATGGATTTAGAGGTTATCATCAAGTAGTTTCAGGAACAAATACAATCTTAACTGATGCAGTTCTTGCTCCAAGCACTATAGTTAAAGGTGTGTTGTGTCTAATAGACCCAGCTTTCTTTGGAGCTACTGGTGTAATTGATAATGCTAGTGATGGTGTACAAATCGCTAATAGTGGTGGTACTGCCGCTGCAGCTGGTGGTTTAGCTACAAATTTAACCTAGATTTAATTAACCCCTCCCCTAATTATAGGGGAGGGGAAATATAGATTATATGATTACAGGATTAGATATAGATAAAGAATTATTAACAGTTTGCAATACAACCTTATTTGATTTATCTGGTTCTGCAGCTGAAGAAATAGTTCTTTACAACAAAAATCACGAAATATTAATTCATAAAGTATGGGTGAAATATATTGAAGCAACCTCTGCTGATACTGGTGTAGCCATTAAAATTGGTAGTTCATCCAATGATGATGCTTATTTTACTGCAACATCTGAAGTTAGTAAGGATGCTTTAGACTCAAAAGAATACGATATTGGTAGTATGGTTTTGGCAAAAGTTCCAAAAGATACTCCAATTCTTATATCTCACGCTGGTTCCAAAGCTGGTACTGGTACAGCAGTTGTAGGATTCTCTTATACTTTAATATAAAACTTATGAAATTAAGAAATGATTCTGAAGCATTTGACATGACATTTGCTGGAAAAGATATTCATGTTCCAACTGGTGAATTTGAAGTGACCAGAACTGAAGTTGCTACACATATTAAAAAGACGGCAAGAAAATGGGGGATGGATGTTGTTATGTTAAGCGACAAAGAAAAATTAGATGTAGAACCAATAGAAGAAGTGATTACAAAACTTAAAAAAGAAAAAGTAGAAGAAAAAGTAGAAGAAAAAGTAGAAGAAAAAGTAGAAGAAAAAGTAGAAGAAAAAGTAGAAGAAAAAGTAGAAGAGGAAGATAAAATAGTTGACGAAACAGTAGTCGAAGCCCCTAAAAAAAGAGGCCGACCTGCTAAAAAATAAGTATGAAAAAATTATCCAAAAAATTGAAGATGTATGATAACTTTCTTGAGGTAAGGAAAGCAATGAGTGGTGAAGTTATTATCACTCGTACAAGTCCATACTTTAAAAAAAAGATAAATGATGTCCTTACAATAAAGAATTCATTTATAGGTAGTGGAGATTGGGTAATTAAAAAATTGTCTGCCATGGATCATCAAAGACACGACACTATAGGCGAGATTATGGAAAATAATAAACGACTTAGAACAACCGTGGGTGATCGAGAAATTCATAGGGAAATGGCAGATTTAATGTTAGTAGATAGAGTTTTAATTTAATTTTGGAGAGATTGGGGCAACCATTGCGTTATCTCTCTAATAATGTGATTAATATGTTATTAAAGGAACAGAACCAGGTAAGCAATCAACGTGGCATGCCTGTAGATGATAAAGGGGCTTCTTCAAGCATAGTTTCAGTAACTGAACCTGCAGCAATTCAACTATATTACTGGAGTACAGGTACTAGAACTTCTGACGCTGGCCAAGCTGCTGGTGTTGTAGTTGAAGCAAAGTTGACTTACGATAATATAAAAAATGAAGCTGGATTTTTACAGGCGACTTATAATGATACTTCGCTTGCTTTCACATCCACAGCTTTAACAACAGAGGTAGAATTCCCTTGGAATATAGGAGAATTAAATGATACAGTTGCTGGTACAACAAGGGCAGAACAAATTACAGCTGGATTTTCTAATGGAGAATATTGTGTTGATTATTCGACAGGTATGATTTATGGTGTAAAGAAAACTGTAACTACAACTTTGACTTCTGTTTCATACATGGTATTACAAAATCAAGCTGGTGGTACAACTATCATAGCTTCGGATGTAAATATAGATGAAGTTGGTGGAACAGATGTTCCAGCTATGAATGCCGCTTTTGGAACTGCGACTCCTCTTGTGCCGATTGCTGGTAAATATATGTCAACTCCTACAACTTATGATGACGGAGATGCATTACCAATTCTTTTAGATGCTAATGGTAGAATTGTTTTGGCAGCTGATATTCAGATAGGTGCTGTAGAATTAAAAAATGCATCGACCGATGAAAGAGCTTCGATAGAAGCAGCAGATACAGCACGGACAACAGCTACAAAAGTAATAGCAGTTCAAAATGTTAATGCGGATGGTAGTGTTAACGACATTCCCACGACTCTTACAGGTGGCAATAAAACAGTTACAACTGGAGGAACAGCCGAAGCCTTGGGGACCACTTTAGCTACTAAGTCAATCTACATTAGAGCAAAAGCAGGAAATACAAATGATATTTATGTCGGAGATAGTGCTGTGGATAAAACAACAAGTCAACAAATTATACTTTCAGCAAATGATAGTGTAACTTTGAATATCGCTGATAGGGCAACAGTTTATATCGACGCCACAACAAATGGTGAAGGTGTCGACTATCTTGCAATGTCATAATTCATTTATACCGTAATCATTCGGTTTATATTAAATTTATATGGATAATATAGTAACAAGACCATGGCCACCTTTTAAGAGGTCAGGGACTACAATTACACAAAGAATAGCTGGCGATGGTTTATCTTTTTTAGATACAACAGCAAGAGTTTCTAATCTTGCAACATTCCAATTAGGAGCTTCAGCTACACCAGTCACAGGTGCTTATTATACAGACTACTCTACTGGTTATTTTTCTGGTACAGGAGTATCAGCGGTTAAACAAGTAAGCCTAGTATCCAAAGGGTTAGGAGTGGCTGGCGGTAGGGGTGCTTATGGAGCTTTGATTACAACGGATGCCACAGATAATGCTAATTCTTATACTTATGCTTTTGGTGCTCAATTAGACGATGCTCTTGGTGGTTCTGGTCAACATTTAGGATTATCATTAGTAGGTAACTTCTCTGCTGACATCACAAAGAGTGGTTTATACGATTTGGTAATTGCTAATTCTGCTCACGATGCTTCTGGTAATGGTAAAAATATTATTTATCAAACCGCAGCAGGAACGGATAGTGACGACAATGGAGGGTCTTATGAATACAAATATGCAGCTTCTGGTAGTACAGAAGGCGATGGTTTGCCAAGTAAAATAATCTATGGTAGAAGCGGTTTAGCCACAGGAGCAGATGATGCTTCTAGTACAGTTTTACCTTGGTATGAAACTTCAGCTTGGAATACTGATACTACAGCAGCGGTTAATGGTGCTTTTGCATTTTTAGTAGAGGGTCAAGATGGGGATAATAGTTCAGGGGCTTTTGGTGAATTTAAAGTTAGATGGCTTTCAGATGACTTTTCTTTAGAAAAAGCATTTATCGCCTTTAGTGATAATGGTTTGACTTTTGATATAGTTGGAGAAGCCGAAGTTGGTACACAGGAAGTAGATGGTAATTTAATTTCTTTTGAAGCAAATGCTTGGAATACTGGTGATGAAGAAGGACAGGGTGTTTATTATTCAATGCAAGCTTTGGCAAATGCTGGTGCTAGTCCAAGTGCTGATTTAGCTTTCTTGAATAATGCTGGTGATGAAAAATTTAGACTTTATGATGATGGTAATTTGGGTATAGTTGGTCGTATTCTGGGAGTTCAAGGAACTGATGTAGCTTCTGCAAACGATATTACACTTTTGCAAGGTAATTACTTTGATATTACTGGAACAACAGAAACTCAAAGAATACTTGGTACTGGGTGGACTGCTGGTTCAGAGGTAACATTACAATTTGATGGAAGTGTACAGGTAACTCACAATACTGCTGCTGGTTCCAGCTATTTTGGCTTTCAATTAGCAGGTGCAGGTAATTTTTCTGCTACAGCTGGAGATACACTGACACTAGTCTTTGATGGTGCGTGGTGGAGAGAAACAGCTAGAACAGCAATCTAATAAAAAAAGCAGGTGCGCATTTACATTTCGGACTTAGGAACACAACATCAGATAGTAATATAGATATAAATAATGGTGCTTGGTTAATATTTAAAATAGGATAATCTTATGAGTGAATTTGTAACAATTAAGAGGTTTGAAGACCATTGTAAAGCACGTGATTTAGCAAATAAGACATTGCAAGATGATGTAAAATCTTTGTGGAAAGAAATGGGTAGAAAAGTTACTTATGTTGTCTTTTGGAGTATTGTAATGTTGTTGGTAGGTATTGTTGGAGGAATGTGGTCTTTGCTTTATTTAGAGGTTAAACATACACAACAAAGTGTGCAAGAGATAAGTAATTCTGTTTCATATATGAGTGGTATCTTAGATGGAGCAGAAATAACTGAATAATATGAAGATTAAAAAAAGAAAACTTAAAATCAAGAAAGCAAAAATAATTAAGAAAAGGGAAAACAAACTTAAATCAAGAGGAAGTAGATACGCTTAGTATGAGATGGTACCAAAAATTTGCTACAGGATTAATGTTGATAATCTGGTTTGTATTTATCTACTCAATCGTAGTTAATTGGGGTAATTAAAAACATATGTTCAAAATGAAGATACCTTTATTGAAGAAGTTTATCTTGAACGGGAAATCTTGTGAATGTACACAGTTATTCGGAGAACATCCAAATCAGTATTTTTACGGAAGCAAAGGGCATTTAGGAGTAGATTTTGCGACAGCAAGACCATATAAATACGAGATACGATATGGCAGCTGGACTAGAGTGCCGAGAACCATAGAAGAAGAATATGGAAGAATACCAATAGTTGCCTGTCATGAAGGTACTGTAAAGGCAATTTTATATGATGACAAGAAAGGACTAGGTTGGGGAGTAACAGTCACTTCCCCTATTATAGACAACCTACAATATAAAACTATTTATTGGCACATAGAATCTCCTTGGTCGTCACTAAAGAAATTTAGGTGGGGAGATATATTGAAGATTCTACGAAGGACAGAAGTTAGACAAGGAGCTATTATTGCCATAGGTGGAAATAACGGTCAATCTACAGGTCCACATTTACACTTGGGATTACGAGTAAGAGAATTCTATAATGGAAGTTGGGGAAAATGGATTGACTTGGATCCCATGTTATATTTAGACGACAGAAGCGTTGCTTACCACAGATGGTTTGGTGGAGACCACCATAAATGGTTTTATAGGGGGAAAGAAATAACTCGTGAAGAATATAATAATCTTAATTTATAGAAATATGAAATATTCATTCAAGAAGACACTATTAAAAATGGCAAAGTATTTAGTTTTATTTGGGGCACCATTTTTAGTAAATCAGTTTATTGTGGAATATCCACAGTATGCTCAATTATCAGTAGGTGTTGTATTGGTTGGTTTGGTCAATTTGCTGAAAGTAAAGTTCGGTGTTAAATATTCGTAAACTCAACTGCACGACCTAGTGGCCATTATGGTGTGATAGAGATGATCCTCTAGTGAAGCCTAAATATCCACAATACGGGTACGACAAATAGAGTGAAAGTTCCAGACTATAAGTCTGGAGATCTATCTGCTCTTTAGTTCTACAGTAATGTAGGTTTTGACTAAAGAGCAGGAATGATTTAATAAAAAAATATGGCACAACAAAATATCACGAAAATTAGAGTAGCTAACCCTTCTCTAGAAAACAATAACCGTACATACCTTACTGCTGATATTGACGCAGCTGGTACAAGTGCAAGTGTTTTAGATGCAAAGGGAGAACAATTTCTTACATCAGGTACAGCAGACTATTATATTTTAGTCGGAGATTATGGTGAAGAGAAATCAGAATTAAGATTAGTAGATGCTAGTGATGCTGGTACTACTGACACTGCTTTCAAAACAGATGCATTTTTATTCTCGCATAGTGCTTCTGATCCTATAACTTATATTCAATATAATCAGATTCAAATTTATGGTTTGTCTGCCTCTGATGGAACAAAGACATTGATTACTACAATTGATGTTGATCCAAGTCAGCAACATACAGAGTATACTTATGACGGATCTACTTATGCTATTTTTGTAACAGCATATTATAATTCTGATCTTGATAAATTTTCTTCTTATTCTGATGAAATTACATCTACTACTTATGGTAGAACTTCAGTCAGAAAAGTAATCGAATCAGCCGCTAGAAAGGCCATGACTAAGATTGATGAATCTCAAACATCTAAATTGAGTTGGAGTGTTGCCATGGATATCTTGAATGATGGTTTAGGTGAAATAATGACAAGAAAAAGAAAATGGCAATTTTTACACACAATCGATACTACTACTACAGATACTGTTGCTAGTACTGCTTATATTGCTATTCCAAGTGGGGTATCTGAATTAGAACATTTAATTGTAAACAATCAAAGATTAACTTGGATGTCACGAAAATCTTACGATTATTATATTTATTCTGGTACAACTTTATCATCGGGAAACCCAACTAATTACACAATAAAGAATAATAAATATTATCTTTATCCTACGCCAAGTGCAGCTTGGGATGTAATTTATGAATATTATGCTTATCCTACAACTGTGGATGCTTTAACAGATGTTATAAATAGAGAATTTATTACAATACTTATTTATTACTGTGCATCTCAATTTGCTTTTATTCGTGGGAATGATAAGCGTGGAGATAAAATGTTTACTTTATTTACTAATCAACTTGAACAACAGGTCATTGAATATTCTGGACCAGCACAAGCTGGTGATGCAGAATCAATTGAATTTGATGATCCAAATGGCTATGATGATGATACTTATTTAATTTAAAAATATGGCAAAAAAAGAATACCTAGATTTTTCTGGACTTCTAAATTTAGGAGCAGGTGAATTCTTGAAACCTAAAAATGAACTTAGTGCATGTAAAAATATTTACTGTGAAAAATTAGGGCCATTGAAAAAAGTTCCTGGATATGATAAGGCTTCTAGTTCTCAGGTTATAAATGCCAAGGATGTAAATAGTCTTCATTATTATCATAGACCTTCCACTAAGATTGATTATTTAATAGCAGGATCTGATTCCAGTACTGCTTATACTTTAAAATACATTTCCCCCAATGCTGGTACTCCGGTAACTTCATGGACTGCTTTAACTGGTATAAGTACTACTTATGCTGCAAAGGCGGGGGCACAACCATCAATGGTCAATTATTTGGACAAGACTTTTGTTGTTGGTTATAAAAGTTCTGATAGTTCATTTTTAACAAATGCCACAGTATCAGGAGCAACTTTTTCAGCAGCTGATACTGATTTATCAAGTATGCCACAAGGTAAATTTATTGTTAGGTATAGAGATCTTTTATATGTCTTGCATGCCTATGAATCTGCCACATTGTATCCGAGCAGAGCGTACTTCTGTGGTGAGCCTACCGCAGGAGCCATCACGTGGACCGTAGCGACTGATTTTATCGAATTTGGATATGATGACGGTGATGAGATTACAGGCGCTGTAGCGGCCTCTGATCGCCTCATAGTGTTTAAGCATTTCTCCATGTGGAAGTACGATGAATCAACTAGAGAACAAATAGCTGATGTTGGTTGTGATTCATTTAGATCCATTGTAAATATTTATGGTACTATTTATTGGTTCAATCGTGATGGTATTTGGAGATGGACTGGTGGTCAACCACAAATGATTTCTAATAAAATTGAACCTTTTATAAATGCTATTACTCAGACTTCACTAAAAGATGTAGTAGCTATTCAACATGCTCATGAATATCGTGTTTTTATTGGTACTATGACCATTGAAGGTATCACTTATACCAACGCTTGGCTTTGTTTTGATGTTAGAAGAGAAAAATGGTATGTTCGTTGTAGTTATGATATTGCTAAATCAGCCACTAATTTTGTAGTTAGTGGTAAAAAGAGAGCCTATTTTGGTGACGATGATGGTTATGTTCGTAAATTTGCTACAGCCGTTGATGAAATTTATGATGATGATGGAGAAGAAATAGATAGTTTCTTTATAACAAATACTTTGGATGATGGTGATGCTTCTACTGTGAAGCAAAATACGCACATGACTGTTCATAATAGAAATTGTCAAGGTATGAAAATGGCGATTGAAGTAGATAACAAAGGAGTATTCAGTGAAGATCGTAAACAAATCGTTAAAAAAAATGTACAAGATTTTGATATTAGTGCTTCCGGGAATAAATTCAGATATAAGTTTTATGAAAAGTCTGATCAAAAATCTTGGGAGTTTGATGGTTTTGTGATAGAGACAGACTTAAAAGAAGAACTAACATAATATGGGAATAAGAACAGTTTATACAGACTTAGGTTTTGATAATTATCTTTCGATAAATTCATTAATACCTAATATAAGTGAAGGTATAAATAATGCTAATGCAGGTGCTATTTTTGGGTCTAGTTCTATTCCTTTTACTGCTACAAACATGGGGCTTTTGTTTGAAAATCAAGACATGCAAACTGATAATTTTGCTACGGGATCTGCTGGTTGGCAAATAAAAGGAGATGGTTCTGTTGAATTTAATGATGGTACTTTTAGAGGAGCTGTAGTTGCTGGAGCTATTCACATTCCCGACGAGGACACAACAGCTAATAGTTTTCATGTAAATTCTACTGGTAATATGTGGCTTGGGTGTACTGAAAGTAGTTTTAATAGTTCGTCTCAAAATGCTGCTGTTTATTTTTCAAGTTCTGGTACTGGTTATACGAGAAAAAATCTTCAAGTTGGAGTTACCACCAGTAATCACGTGGATATTGATGGTGTTAACGCTAGAATTAGAACAAGTAATTATTCTACTGGTAGAAGTGGTTTTAGTATAGATCCTAATTTTGCTGAATTTGGTAATGTTGTTGTTCGAGGTGAAATTCAATCAAGTGTATTTAGTTATTTACAAAAATCAGTAACTGCTGGTACACAAATTATATCTAAGACTGGTGGTAAACTTCATGGTAATGTTTACTCAATTGCCTCGCCTACGTTATTTGATGTCTCTGTTGATGATTCTCCGAGTGGTCTTCCATCTATATTCTCTGTTGGCGATATTATTTTATTGTCTAATGAGGCTGGTGCTGAAAATTATGTTGAAGTTAAAACAGCAAGAGATAGAGGGTCTTACTATGAATATGAATGTGAATTAAAATCTGGTACTGCTGGATTATTATTTAGGGTTGGATATGCCGCGATTAATTTAGGACAATCAGGGGATGGTTGGTTAGAGATGACATCTGATCAAATAAATGCACCTTATTATAATATTCAAACACACAGTGGGCAGCCATGGACAGATTCTATTGAGAGGTTAAGGTTTGGAAATCTTAATGGCTATTTAGATTATGTAGCTGATATTTATGGTTTTGCTGTTGGTAGTTCTGCAGGGACTGCTGCAAATATAACAATTGATCCTACAAATGGTATTAGAATTAGATCAGGTACTACTGATAAAATTACTTTAGACCAAGCAGGTAATGCTACTTTTGTTGGTTCTGTTGAAGCAGGTTCACTTCATATTCCTGATTCAGATACTACAGCTGATAGTTTCCATGCTGATTCTATTGGTAATACTTGGTGGGGTTGTACTCAAACTAATTTTACAAATGATAATGATAATGCTAATGCTTTTATTTTAAAAACTGGGGTTGCTAAATTTCAAAATGTTACAGTATCTGGCCTACAGTCAGGTTCAGATTTAGATGGACAATATTTAACAGATGGAACAGTAATAGGTGCTAAAGTAACAGTAGGAGTAAAGAACTGGAATCAAACTTGTGTTTTTTCTGCAACAGATGCCGACACTGTAAGTTGGGGTGTTGGTTACTTTTACCCCACTGGTGGTTCAGCACATAATATGGTGGCAGGAAATACAGGGGATATTAGTGCTACTACATATATTTATTATGATGGAACAGCTATTTATAAAACAACAACAAGTTTTACAACAGCAGTAGGAGACACAAAGTCTATTGTAGCGGTAGCAAAACCTGGGACAACAGAAGCAACTTTCCAAGTATTTGGTGGTATTGGAGGTATTATGATATCAGCACAAGATTCTATTGAAAGTGCTTCTATCACTTCAACAGAGATAGCAAATGCAACTATCACAGGAGCAAACATAGCAAGTGCTACCATTGAGGGTGGAAATATTAACTCAGCAACTATCACTGGTGCTAATATCGCTAATGCAACTATAACTGGGACTCAGATTGATTCAGCAACTATCACTGGTGCTAATATCGCTTCTTTAACAATTACAGCGGCAAATATTGCTAATACCACAATAACTGGCGGAAAGATAGACAGTGCAACAATAACAGGTTCAAATATCGCTAGTGCTACTATTACAGCAGGGAACACACAAGGTTTTGCAAAGAGTTGGAATTTTACAGGTACTTTTTCTGCAACAGACGATGATACAGTAGCTTGGACTTCAGGAACATTTACAATTTCAGGTAATGATTCTTATTCCATAGTAGCAGGAAATACAGGTAACATGTCAGCTAGGAATTGGATTTATTGGGATAGTTCTTCGTCTAGTACAACTTTTCAAACAACTACAACAAACACAACTCCTGTCAGCTCAAGTAATAAATTACTTATTGCAACTGCTATTAACTCTACTAACGAAGCTAATTTTGAGGTATTTAGCGGTGCAGGTGGACTAAAAACAGCAGGTGGTAGTATAGAAAACGCCACTATTACAGCCACACAAATTACCGCTGCGACTATAACATCTACTGAGATTGCGAATGCTACTATTACAGGAACAAATATTGCCCTAGCTACTATTTCAGCTACTAATATAACCGCAGCTACTATTACAAGTACAGAGATTGCTAGTGCAACTATAATAGCGTCTAATATAGCAAACGCTACGATTACAAGCATACAGATAGCCAACGCAACCATTACAGGGGCTAAAATAGACTCAGCGACTATTACAAGTGGTAATATAGCGTCAGGCACTATTACAGGTGGTAATATTGACTCAGGAACTATTGAATCAGGAAATATCGCTAATCAAACAATACAAGCTGGAAACATAGTAAATTTAACAATCACCGCTGCACAAATTGCGAATCTTACAATTACTGGTGGTGCTAGTGGAAAGATTGCAGGAAATACAATTTCAGAAGATAATATTGTAGCTAATACTATCACAGCCTCTTCAATAGCTGCTAACACTTTGACTGCTAATGAAATCGCTGCTAATACGATTACTGCTAACGAAATTACAGCTAATACAATAACAGCAAACGAGATAGCGGCTAATACTATTACTGCTTCTGAGATTTCTTCTGGTACTATAACAACTACAGAGCTTAACTTTACTCCTGTTCAAGATACAAATGTTGTAGCTTCAATCAATGCTTCTGCTGAAGGAATTACTATTGACGCTGATAACTTAACTATAAGTGCTGCAACTACATTTACTTCTGGTTATGACCCAATTTTAAAAACAAATACTTTTGCTCAAGATGGTATACCAACATCTATTGCGGTTGGTGATTTATGGACAGACACTAATGATAAAAACAAACTTTACAGAGCTGGTGCTATTGGTGCTACTACTATAGCTGTAGGAGAATGGGAGCTTGTAAGAGATACAGACATAGCACAAGCCCTCTCAGACGCTTCTGACGCTATCACAGACGCTGCTACAGCTCAAGGGACAGCAGATGGCAAAGTAACTACCTTTTATGACGCTTCAGAGCCAACAGCCGAAGGTGTAGGTGATTTATGGGTTGATACAGATAATGGAAATAAGTTATATCGTTGGTCTGGTTCTGCTTGGGTTGAAATACAAGATGATGGTATTGCTACAGCTATAAGTGACGCTGGGACAGCTCAAGCTACAGCTGACGGAAAGATAGTAACATTTTACCAAACTGGAATACCTACTTCTACCTCTGCTGGTGATTTGTGGGTAGACACAGATGATAATAATAAACTTTATAGGGCTACTGGAATAGGTGATACAACTATTGGAGTTGGTGATTGGGTAGCTGTACCAGATGAAAACAAACTTAACTTACTTGGTGGTTCTTACGATAGTGCTTCAAGTGGTGCTAGGGTTCGTATCTTCCCAGACGCTAATACAGGTATTCAAGTAATAGATAATGCTTCTAATGATGTATTTAAAACTGTTGTAGGTGGTACTGATGTAGGTGATGTTGTAATGGGTTCTGAAAGTGTAGGTCAATTTGCTAAGTGGGATAAATCTGAATCTAACCTTATAATTGCTGGTAATGTTCAAACATTATCTTTTCAAACAGCAGGAGAAAACCTAACAGCAGGAAATAGCATACAAATTGGTGGTAATTATGCTCCTATTTCTAGCGGAGACACCTATGTTTCTAGCGGAGACCCAACAAGTAATTTTGGTTCTGCAACAACTATGACTTGTAATACTACTAATAGTAGTTTTGGTTTAATGATATTTGACTTAAGTTCTTTTACAAATATTGGGGATAATATTACAAGTGCTGTTCTAAGTTATTATCTAAATAACCAAGGTAATACAAATACAATGACATTCAGACAAATTACATCAACTTGGGCAGAAGGAACAGTAACTTATAATACTAAACCAACTTGGGACTCAACTGCTTTTTATACATCAGGGTCTTTAACTGGTGTAAGTTATCAAACAGCTGATATAACTACTCAAGTAAAAAACTGGATTGATGGAACTTGGACTAATTATGGATTTGAAATACAGAATACAGCTTTTGCAGTTTCTATTGATACAAAAGAAGGAACAAATAAACCATATCTAACAATTACCTTTGCTTCTGGTAAAGTATATAAAGCAACTGCAATTACTTCTAATTCTGCTGGTAAATGGTTAGGTTTTTGTACAACAACCACTTCTGCTGGAAGCCAAGTACCAATTCAATTATCTGCTAATTATTTAGGACTAACTGGTCTTACTCCTGAAGTCCCTTATTATCAAAGTGATACTCGTGGTGCAATTTCAACAAGTGCAGGAACTGTAAGCAAGAAGATTGGTTTGTCAATAACAGCAACGGAACTCTTAATCTTAAATTCTTAATATGAAAACTAAAAACAACTTTGATAAGATGGAAGATAAAATAGATAAGAAAAAGACTATTGAAAAAAGAATTGAAGCACTTGAAGAAATAATAAAAGAATTACTAATAATAATAAAAACACGAAACTTTTAAAAATATGGCTCTAACACTAACCCCCGAACAAGAAAAATTACTAGCTTATCAATCTTTTGATATTAGTGGTGCTGAAAAGATATCACAATCCAAAGGTTTTAAGTCTAACTACTACGGTGGTGGTGGTCAATTTACTCAAATCCAAGAAGACCAGAAACAACTCAATCAGTCTCTACAAGATATTGCTGAATTAACTAACCCAAAAAATACTTGGGGTTCTCAAAATCAATTAGATGAAGCGACTAGAATTGCGACACGAATGCAAGGAAGGATACAAGGCAATATATCCTCACTACCTGATTATTTACAAGGTTCTTTATTACCAAATAAAGCTCCTGATACTTCACAATTTGATGCTTATAATTTTGGTGGTGGACAGTCTTTCGCTGACATCCGAGCAGGTGGAGACCCTAACGATATATTTATAATAGAAAAGAACGGAAAACAAAGAGAAGCATCTCGCTCACAATTAAGTGATAGTTTTGCTAAAGCAGGTTTTACTATTGTAGGAGAAGCAGGAAGAAAAAAGACTTTCGCACCTACACAAGAAGAAACTCAAACACCTAACTTTATAGGTGGTCTTTCAGATGCTCAAAAACAATCTATCACTAATCTAATGAGTTCTAGACCTTCAAGTCAATGGTCTGATACAGATATTAAGAACTGGAACTATGCTACTAATGGTCAAGCATTACCAACAGGACAACCTACTACAACAGAGCAACCTACTACACAAACAGGATCAACTCAATATACTACAGAATTTGAAAGACTTTGGGCTAATTTAAACCCTACATTTGAAAAGAGTGAAGCTAATAAAGCTGCTACTTTTGAACAGTATCAAGAAATGGGATCTTCTGGCACCGTTGGATCAACCACTACCGATGAAACTCAAAATAACAATATTAACTTCATTAGTGGTCTTACACAAGAACAAAAGAATAGTATTATAAATCTAACAACTAGACTTTCTAGTGATCAATGGTCACAGACAGATATTGATAATTGGAATTATGCTACTAATAATCAAGCACTTCCTTCTGGTACTCCTCTTGTTCCTGCTGGTGCTGATGTAAATGATGGTGTAACACCTGATGAGACAACACCACCTGATGAGACAACTGATCCTACTGATGAAACAACACCAGAAACTACTACAGGTTTAGATGATGCAGGGAAACAAGAGCTAAGAGATTATGTTAAAAACCAAAATTATCCAATAGAGTATCAGGCTATATTATTTGAAATGATAGACAGTGAAGATAATTATATTACTGGTAATACAATTTTAACAAAAGATGATATTGGTAAAATAGTTACTGATGCCGCAGTAAGTGCTGAGCAAAATCTTTCACCTTATTATGAAAAGATAACAGGAAGAACAATGGATGATTTGAAACAATCAATGGCTGATTTAAGAGGTTCTGCTGAAAGATACAAAGAACAAGAGACAATGAATTATAAAGATACCTTAGCAAAGACTAAACAAAATTTACGTTCTAGAGGTTTAACATTTTCTGGAACATCAAGAAAAACATTAGGTGCTGAGGGTGCTATAGAAGCAAAAGGTGTGGAAGGTGTATTACCAGCTGAAAGAAGATTGGGGTATGAAGATTTAACTGCACAGTATCAACAGAAAGCTAGAGAACTTGGTACTCCAGCAGAAAGAACTTTAGGATCTGAAACAATACAAGGTGTGGATTTTGGTAAACTGTCTACTCCTTATGGACAAAGAGAATTATACACACCGACAGGAAATACTACTACGGGAGATTTGACGTTAGATAGATTGAAAGCAATTAAAGATTATGAATCAGAATATTTAAGATCTTATAAACCCTTTATTTAAATTATATGGTATTACGTTACACACCGCCTGCAGCCAATGAAGCCACCAATCCTTGGGCAAGATATGCAACTCCAAAACAAGAACCTCTTCCTATGCAAAAAGGAGAATATGAGGCTCTTATTTCAAGGTACGTCGCTGGTGGTTATGATAAGGCTACGGCAGAAAAGAAGGTTCAAGAGATTACTTCTACTCGTCAGCCTTATGTTGATTCGAGTAAACCTGCGTATAGTACTCCAGCGAGATCTACTTATACTTTACCCTCTACTCCAGCTAAAATTGAAGCTCCAGTTCCACCAGTTACTCCAACTTCACCAATAATAACTCGCGCAGAAGATGGAAGTCCTGCTGTTTTGACATCTCCATTAGATAAGTTAAAAAGTAGCACTGCGTTTTTAGATGCTGCAAAAGAAATTATTCAACGTAAACAAGGTTATAATAAAGATATTTCCAAATCAAGAGAATATTGGGAAGGCCAGGCTCGCAATACATTTGATTATGATGATCCAAGACTTCGTGAACTAAGTCCATCGCAGCAAGCTAATATGCGTCTTAATCAATATTCAACTGCTCAATCTTATTTGGGTGATCTTAGAACAGAAGAAGAATACCGCGGCGCTAGAGTCGATGATATGATAGATAGTTTGACTGATTTTATAAAAGAATCAAAAGATGCTACCAAAGAAGATTTAGATAATGCTATTAAACAGCAAAAACTTATTAGTGATAAAAAGAAAAATGGAATACCTATTACTGCTGAAGATTTAGGTTTCACTACAGAGGCTATCACAAGATTTGATGATGGGGCGACTGGTGGTCAATGTGGTACATTTACTCGCAGATTAGTCCCAAGTGTTCCACCTATGGGAGACACTATTGAAACCAAGAGAGCCATGATCGATAACTATGGAATTTCTGCAGAGGAATGGAGAACAAATCCTCAAGTTGGTGATGTTTTAATATTTAAAACTAGGATGCCAGAAGGTCATGCGGCAGTTGTTAACGCTGTAAATTCCGATGGTACTGTCACTTTGACAGAAAGTAATTGGAAAGGAGACGAAAAAGTAACTAACAATAGAAAACTTGATTTGAATAATCCTAATATTTATGGTGCTTATAGAACATCTTTGCAAGCATCCGAAAGTAATTGGGATAAGGCTTTATCAATATTAGCTAGTATTCCAGATGCAACAGAAAATGAAAAATATTTAGCTTTGGGTAAAGCAGATTTAAGTTTAAATGAAACTGAAAAGAAAGCTATAATTGAATCTACAATGTCTTCAAGTAAAAAAGTTACTGATACAGTAACTCAAATACAGAAAGAATTAGAAGGTGGTTATTCTACAAAAAATCAATATATTGTTTTTGAAGAAGCAATTGTACCTACTGAAGTTAATGGAAGAACAGTATATATAAAAGATAAATCAGGAGCATTAGAACCAAAACTTGATACTAATAAAATTCCAGAAGAGATAAGAGAACAGGTTTTATTAGCTCTACAAGAAAATATTGATACTACAGATGAAGAAACAGTTGTAGAAATGAGCAAATTTGGTAAAATATATAAATCATTGCAAGAAAAATGGCAAAATTTACGTGAATAATATGGCATTATTAAAATTATTAAAATCAAAAGTACTTGGGGTAGAAGAAAAAATAGATCCAGCTCTTGCAAAAAGATTGGAAAGTGTTACTGGTCGCGATATTTCTGGTAAATTAAATATCAGTCCTGAGGCAGTTGTTCAGGCTAGAACACAACCAATTGCTACTCCAACTCAGGTTGTTACTAGATCGTCAATTCCCCAAATGACAACCACGGAAAGGGTGGTTACTGAAATGAATAAAGAAGTCAAGCCTTTGCCGACATCTTCTTTTGTTAGATTTCTCCCAGAAGCAACTAAAGAAACATTGCAATCTTTTGGTCTAACTCCATTAGATGTACCAGATACAGAACCTTTTGAACAACTTTCAGAAGGTGAACGTAGAATTGCTTTTCTAAAAGAAGTACCTGGATCTGCTTTAAAAATATTAAAAGAATTTGGCAAAAGTGGATTTGGTATGGTTGCAACTCCTTTCGTAACTTTGAATGCTTTGATAAAAGGAGAAGAAGTTCCTACAGAAGTTAAAATACCTTTTACAGATTCAAATGCATCAACCTTATTAAAAACTTATGAAGATGCTAGGGCGGCTGGTTTGAGTCCTTTAATGTCATCAGTACTTACTACTTCTAGAGCAGCTGGTGATGTTTTAATTGTTGGTGGTCTTGCAGAAGGTGTTAAATTAAGTGCAAAACAAGTTGGTAAAATTCCAGTAGGAAAATCAAAGATTATTAAATTAACTTTTAAAGATATTAAAAATGCTACAATTGGTGATGAAGCATTGATTAGACAAGGTAAACAACCTTTATCTGCTGAAAAAACAGCAGCTATTAAAAAACTTACAGGGGATGGTTTTAAAATTGGTGAATTGCTTAAAAAAGGAGATATAAATGTTAAAACTGGAAAGCAAAAAACTCTTGGTGATTTAGTTTTAGAAGAAGCACGTAGATTGCAAAATGATCATCGAGGTATGGTTAAAGTCCCAGGTATTCCTGAAGAACCAGTAACAGGAGTAGTACCTACTGAAAAATTACCAGCGATACCGAAACCAATACCAGAACAGGTTGGAGCAAGAGCAATACCTGGAATGATAAAATTAAAATCTGTTGGCGGTTCTAGTGAGGTAGTACAACCAGTAGCTAAAACAATAGAACCTCTAGTACAAGAAGTACCTATCATACAAGCAACGGCAGAAAAAGTTGGTAGAGAAATTATTGAACCTGTAAAAATGGAGCAGGCTACTTTGGTTGATTCATTTGAAGATTTTATTAGTAAAGAATTTAAAACAAATGAATCTCCAGAAGTAAAAAATATAAAAACAGAATTAGAAAGAAAAATTACACAAATGGTTGATAGTACTAGAAAAGAAATGGGTTTAATGGCACAAAAAGAAGGAGCTGGTGTTACTTATAGAAATATAGTTGATGCTAATGGTAATTTTCAATGGCAAGCAAAAGATTTTAGTCTCGCAAAGGCAAAGAAAAGCATGCGTACACAAGCTGAAGATATGCGTAGATATGTCACTGAGATACTTTTAGAAGAAGATAATAATTTTAAACAATTATCTGGACTTTTGGATGGAATAAATAATGGTGATGAAGCTTCTATAAAAACAACTATAAATATTTTAGAAAATATTGAACCACAAAAAATTATTATTGATAAAATAGCAACAGATGCAATGAGTAAAGTATCTAAACAAGTCAGAAATGAATTAGTACAATTAGCAGAAGATATTAAGAGAGGTTTTGATGTTACTGCAGAAGGAAAAACTGTTTCTCCTCAACGATTACTTGGAATAGAAAAACCAAAAGGAGTTATAAGTAATGAAAGAACATTGTTAAAAATTAAAGCTAAATCAATGTCAAAGATTTCAAGAGAAACGGCCAGAGAAGTTAGGGGTGAAGAAAGAAAGGTTAGAAGAGAAAAATTGGCAGCTCAAACAGCTCGATTTAAAGAAAAATTTGATGACATGAAAGTCAGACAGGAAAAGGCATTAGAAATTGTAGATCAATTACCTAAAGAAATACAAGGAAGAATGAAGGAAGCAATTGTAAAATCAACTACAGAAGCACGTTTGACTGATTTAGAGATTAGAGTGCAAAGAAAATTAGAAAAATTACAAGATCAGCAAGCTATCAGTGAAGGAAAAGTTTTGATTGAAATTGCTTCAAAATCAAAGATAGCTTCTGAATATGTAAGAAAGATCAATGATTTGGTTTCAACTTATGATTGGGTAAATATGACTAAGCGTACTAAGCATAAATTAAATTCTCTTAGAGATTATTTAGATAGAGAATCTGATGCTCCTATATCAATAAAATATGTAGAAAAAATAAAGAGACTTGATAAAATTCCTGTTGGGACTTTATCTTTGGCCGATAAACAAGAGTTAAATAAAACTTTGAAAGAATTAATTGAAAATGGTAAAAGATTAATGAGATTAAGAGGCGAAAAAGCAAAAAGAGAAATTGAAAAAAATATTAAAGAAGCTACTAATTCTGTAGTCAATCGGGATAAAAAGGGATTGGAAGATATGCAAAAAGTTGAACAATTATTTCAATTTGGTTTTAGAGTTGGTGACAGATCTGACGGCGATAAATTGTATAGAGGTTGGCATGTGCAAACAGTACAGGAGGCTGGTAAAGCCATAAATAAAGCTGAAATAGAAGAGAGTATAGAATTAGCTAATTTCATGCAAGAACATAAAAAGTTTAGTAATTTTACTGAGAATAAAATAGGACAAAAAGAAGTAGCTGTACATTTGTATAGTGAACAGGGTGGTGAAATACAGACTAAACAAATACTTGATGATTTAGGATTAAAAGAATTACCTGAATTAACAAAAGAACAAGAGGCTTTAAAAGGACTTCTTAGAGAATATGCTGGGAATGATTTAGAAGAAGTAAAATATTTATCAGAAACTACAATGGTAGATGCTAATGGAAAGCCCTTATTTTTTGAATTAACTGATGATTATTTCCCATTCTTATATGAAGAAAAAGGATCTGATCTAGGAGTTTATTCTATTGCCACTAATTGGAGAGAGCAATCAAAAATGATTTACCAGCAAGCTAAGGGCAGAAAAGAAGGAATAAAAATGACTCCACGAACAGATGTTTATAAGATGTTACAAGAACATATTGCTCGTAGAAGATTATTTTTGAATTTACAACCAATATTAATTGAAAAGGGTACTGTCTTTAGGTCAAAAGAATATCAAGAAAAAGCTGGGATAGTTAACACAACTCAATGGGTTGGTTGGATAGATGAAATGAGTAATTACGGATTTTCTTCAAATGCTTTAAGAACACCAATGGATAATATATTGAGAAAAGGTAGAATGAATATTTCTAGTGGTTTATTGGATTTTAGTTTTGTTACTGCGGCTATACAGCCAGGAGCTATTTTTGATGCTGCCGGATATATGTCAGCATTTTTACCACCAGAAGCTGTGGTTAATTTGGCTGCTAATTTTGCACAATCATTTTTAAGACCCGGATTTGCTAAGTCAATTATAAAACAATCTCCTGCATTACAAACAAGACAGGGTGGTGAAGAAGTAATTGCTTTGATCGGAGATAAAGTACCTAAAGAATTATCTGAAAACAAATACACTAAAGCAGTTAGAAAGTTAGTTAATCCATTTGAAATGCTTAAATTTGGTGATATTAGAACAGCGGCGGCGGTACAAAAAACAGTTATGGATACTTTAAAAAAGTATGCTCCAAATATGTCTGAAGAACAAATGATAGCAGAAGCTGATTTTATAATGGATTTAGTATCAGGATCGTCTAATATAGCTTACAGACCAAGAATAATGAATAAGGGCGAAATGGGACGAGCTATGGTTACATTTCAAACATTTGTTTTAAATGAATGGGGAATCGCCACTGAAGATGTTATTAGAAAAGGATTAATTAAAGGTAAAAGACTTGATTATAACAAAGCTAAGGAATTGCCAAGTGGTAAATTTAGACCAGAAGATGTTGATTCTAATTCTTATTCAGCAAGAATGATGGCAATAATTGGTTTAGGTTTATTATTTAGTCAAGCATATCTAGAAGATAAAACAAGAACAGCTATTAATAATAAAGTAAGAGGAACTTATTATGAGCCTGATACTTTAGAAGAAACAATGTTGTGGTATTTCCCAGAAAGAATACCAGTGTTTGGTAATTTAATAAATGGAATTAGATATAGAAGTACATCATCTATTGCCATAATAAGTGTATTTACTAATATATTTAAATTTGGTGCAGGAGCTTTAACATCCGTAACACCAGAAGCTAAATTTAAGAATTTTATTAAAATGGTAGAGGCTGTTGCCATTTTGTATGGTGTAAGAGGAGCAAAGCAATTAGAAGATGCTACTGAAGGTATTTATTATAAAACTACTACTTCTGATATTGAAAGAGAAATGGATAAGCAAAAAGCTGAAATGGATAAGGTTAGAAAACAGATGGAAAAAGATCTTGAGAAAGGTAAAGCATCAACTTCTAGAGGAAAAATAAAATTAAAGTTTTAAAAAGAAACAGCCTTTAATTAGGCTGTTTTACTTCTATCATTAATTCTAGATGTTCTTCTTTTCTTTTGTGTACTAGGAAATACTTTGGGGGTTTCAGGTTTACATGTTTGGGCGTATCGTCTTCTATCACCTTGGCGTATCTAAGCCCATCAAAGATCGGTTTCAAACTGCCCGCGAAATTATCTTCGTCTTGTGGTGATATGCAATAAACGATTGGAGTGATCGTAACTTTTTTAAGTGGAAATTCTATACCTTTGTATAGTCTTTTTATTTCCTGCCATCTAGCCCAGACTTCATCTTGCCAAGCCGTCTTCCATGCGTACTTTGTTCCCCAATGTTTGGTATTCAAAAAATTGGGGGAGTGTGGCAATCTTCGGCAAATTGGTTTTTTTTTCCCAATACACACCAACCCCAATTTTAAATGAATAGTAGTCATACTACTTAGCAGTTTGTTTGATATAAATTAAAGCTAAAGTACCTTGGGCTATATAAAATAATCCTCCGATAAATGCGGCACTTTCAAATTCATAAACACAACCTAATGTAGCTAAACCACCTATAACAATTGAGATAATTGACATTACTTTTAATGCTGTTTTCATATTATTTTAATGCATTAGTTAATTCCTCTAATGACTCGTCGTCTGCTGGAGTAAATCCATTTTTTTCTCCAAACTCTTCGAAGTATTTGTTACATACTTTTTTAGTCTTGTCTGTTATTTTAAGTTCATGAATTTCTGTGGCTATTTTAATAGAATCTTCTTGAACATTTTTAATAGAGTCTGTTAATTTTGTGTCTCCTTTTATCAATTTATCTACTCTTTTATTTTTTTGTTCATCTGTTTCATCTTTGATTACTGGTAAAGCTTTTTTAACTTCTGCTTTTTTAGTTTCAACTTTTTTATTATGCTCTTCAGCCAATTCTCTAAGTTTTTTATCTGTCTCTTCTTCAATTGGATCTGCAATTTTAAGGAAATGACGACGTTGAGATGCTTCGTCTACGTTTAATCTTCGAGAAGACAATATTTCGTTTTCTTTTCCTTGAACAATTTGGATCTCTTTTTCGCCTGTATAAAGCAATGTATGCTTTAGTAGACGCATGGCACTATAACTTAGTTTCATATTGTATATGGCTACAGCGGTTAAGTCCGCTTTTTTACTATAAAGGTGTACTCGATTTTACATTTATCACAGAAAATATAACCCTTATATTTCTTAACCTTGAGTTCTGTACCACACTTAGGACAGTTTTTGTGGTTAAGAATGTCTATGGGTTTCTTAATTTCTATGGTTTCTTCTTTCATGTTACTCTGTATAATATTCTTTATATTCCTCCAAAAATTGGAGGTCTTTTGATTTAGGTTTGTACTCGATTTTGTCTAAGTATCTCTTTGTTTTTTTAAGATATTTACTCTCGGCCTCAAATGAATGGATATCAGGTAGATTCTTGCGTCCTTCTGGTTGGTGACTACGCCAGTTATTCAAAGGCGCGGCGTTATAAATACTGTTAGAGTCCCTACCTATTATGTGGTGTAGACTGTCCGCGTCATTTCTACCATCTTCCCAGTCATTCATCCAACCGCCTTGATCAAATAATTCTTTGACATAGCTTGGGAAATTATTACGTAACATATTTATTTTCTTTAGGCGCTCGTTTGATTGGCTTTAGTTTCCACCATTTCCCTAGTACATGTATATCAAGACATCCATCAGCACCAGCACAGGCTGGATTTTTCAATAAACACTCGACCATATGTTTAAAGGCTTCATTTCTGTTTTTTAAACCTGCTATTTTCCAATTTGGTATAAATTTTTTTATCATAGGCTTTTGCTTAATTCTACCTCACGTTTTAGCGCGGCACGACATTGCACAAGAGCAGTCAAAATGTCATCGATAGCATAAGACTTCAATCTCAATTTAGAATGCTCGGCCTCGTACATAGACTGCATACTGATTACTTCGCTGTGATTTGTTAAAAACATGTTTTCAATTTGCTCTTTATTCTTGACTTTACCTTCTGTCTCTACAATAATCTCAGTATATTCTTTCCACTTTCTGGCTCTCTGTTCTTTGAGCCAATTCTCTAGGTATTTAGATTTAGAAAGTAGGTCTGCTATTACATCAGCTAAATAAAATTTGTAGCCAGATAATTTTACTTGGGCTTCTGATAATTCAGCCCCATCTAAGGTATTGAAGTTCTTCACAATATCATCAATGATGTTCTTGATTTTGACGATACTTTCAGCAGAGTTTTTAATATCATCTCTAAGATTAAATTTATCTGCTGCTTTTTGAAATTGTTCTAAGGCTATATTATGCATATTATTGAATATCATTAATATTTTTCATGAACCACATATTACCAAATATTTGTTTTAACCTTGGGTGTAAAAATTTACTTTTATTTTTTTCCCACAGTTCTTTTACTAATTTCACCTTCTTTGGTGGTCTAAGTTCATCCTCTTTAATTTTCTTTTGAAAGGCAAGCATTCTTCTAGTCTTTCTATTTCCTTCTGTGTATTGGATGCCATTGGCATCTTCTTTTAAATTATCCATATTTATAGATTAATAATTACTTTTTTAGCCCCGGGTTTTTTTACAGTAACAGGCTCGTCAAAGGCAATTTCTAAATTTCTTACAATACGATCTTCAATGGCCTTGACTCTTTGTCCAGATATTTTATATTTATCAGCCAAATTATAAATAGACTTATCATGATTAAAGCGTTGGTTAATAATATCCCACTCACGTTCCGTTAATTCGGCGAGCATTTCAAAGAATATTTTTATTTTTGGGTTAAGATTTTTTTTTAACATATTCGCAATTTTTTCTGAATGAACACCAGTAGCATTGTGATCCAAACTTAGGTTCGAACCTATCGTTTAAAACATTGTCGTAAAAGGAGTATATCTTCGCCTTAAAGGCCTCTAATTGCTCTTCTGTGGGCTTTACTTGTATTATCTGAGGCTTATACCCTTTTCTCTTTATTTTGGCCTTATTCACGATATAATAGCTTACAAGTGGTATTTCACCAGTCCTTATAAAATGAATTAGGGCGTATAGCATTGTTTGGTTATTTTTAATGATGTCGGCTTCGATATAATCTTTTGAAGTAGTTTTGTAATCTAGCACTTCATCTTCCATTCTTCTGTCTAATATTCCTACTATTGGAGGTAGATCATCTAGAGTGACTGAAAATTTTTCTTCCAAAGCAATGTTATCTTTTTCATATTTATTATTAAAATAAAATTCCAACATTGGCCTTATTTCTCCCCAAAGATTTAATTCCTCGTTAGTTTTATCAACAAATATTTCTGATTTTATTTCTTCAAGTACACTTTCTTCGCTTTGCCCACTATGAAATAAATATAGTCCCTTATGCCACAAACTTCCTATTCTAAGTGCGTTGCTATCAGGTTGTATCAAACCTAGTTTATATCTAAGCATGAAAGCATACGGACAAAGATCATAAGAATTCATCTTTGAGGCTGAAATAGTTTTTATTTCCATAGTAAATAATTATCACTAGGGACTTTTTAAATCCCTAGAGGAATAATTTACTGTAATTCAAGCAGTTTTTTGTTATACACATCAACAATAATGTTTTTTAAATTACCTGCCTTGAGGTTCTTTATTATATTGTCGAATTTTTTTACTTCGTCTATTGTCTTTGCATTTTTGATTTTATCAGATAAATCTTGTGATTCTGTAGGCATATCAACATCTTCTTTAATTTCGGGTTCTTCTTCATCTTCTTTAATATCATCTTCAAAACCCTTAGAATAAAGTTCTTTTCCAATGCCTAAGTAACGGCAAGCATTTTTAAAGGCAGAGGTTTTGGCTCCCTTGAATACATCTTCAATTTTACGAGCATAAAATCCACCGTAACCAGTAACTGGTTTATCGCAACCATCAATAAAGATTGATAATCTCATGGCCACCATCCAACCTTTTTTTAACATTTCTTGTACTAAGACCTCTTCTTCTGTGTACCATTTACCTATTCCAACTTCTTTATTTAGAAGATCAATTGCATATTGCGCATGGTAACCAGTAAATGTTTTTTCCTTGATAGTAAAAGTTATAAGCATTTCTTTTGGTACTGGAACACTTAATTTTGAATATAAGGAATCTCCATATAAAGTTAGTTTTTTCTTTGGTGGTTCACCCATTTTAATTTCAACTACTGTATCTTTTGTAGCTTCTTTTATTGCTTTCGCCACTAGTTCGATTGGGTTTTTTTTCACAGGTTTTTTTTCATCATTCATATTGTTTTAATTTAAAATGGAATATCTTCTACGTCGATAGCGCCTTCTTCTTCTACTTTTTCTTCGGGTTGTGATCCATCATCAGGTGGAGCGTCTTGAACATAGGTTGCTATTTTTTCAAGTGGCATCCCATTTCTGTTGTCATCTATTTTTTCTATTACCTTGAAATATTTAGATAACTCTTTCAAAACCTCAAGCTGTTCAGTTAAATTAACCACTTCTCCACGCTCATAATTAATGAACCAATAAGCAGTATCACCATTTTCTGCCCATTCTAAGTTGAAATTTGTTTTAATACCAACGAAGGTTTCACTATCGCCGAAGGAATTTTTATACTCGAAGAAATTATTACGGCTATTTCCTTTAAGTTTTAGTCTGTAAACAGTTCCATCTACATTCACATAGATAATTAACATAAGATCAAAGTTCTTTTGGGGTTTGCCCATTGAGTTCATTTGACCAGTAGCAAATTCATGACATAAGTGTTTGTAGTTTCCTTTAGCGATTTCATCGCCATTACCATTTTTAATTTCTATAATTTCATCAAAGCGATCAAATTCACGGCTATAAAATCTATCAATATCAGTAGCATCTAATTTATATTTAGAGGCGATTGAGTATCGTACCTTTAGAATTACCGCGTTTAAATTTTCTTTCCAAAAATCTGTCTTATAATCGTTGCCCTCTTTGTTAGTCATCAAAAAACCTTTCTTTGGTGGTTTTTTTGAATTGTCTTCCATTTTTTCCCAAGTATTGCTAACTTTAATTACTGGAATATAGGGCATACGATTTCCTCCCATTTCACCAGATAACATTTTAGCTTCGTTAATGGCATCTTGGTTGATTAATTCATTATTAACTTTTGTGTCTAGTTGCTTTTCATCATTCATACTTTATCTTTAATTGTTAAATATTGTGTTTCATTTTTTACTACACCAGGTAGTAATTTACCAGTCAATTTTTCGTATTCATTAAACATATTCTCTACTGTTTTTTTATCTTTGATAACATATTCTTGGGCAATAGATTCTTTTACTTTATCTATATCCACAAAGTCTTTTATCTCGGACATTACTTTTTCGTCAGATAATGATTCGAAAAAATCATTGGTATTCTCGACCTTTTTAGTTGTTCTTATTGATTTAATAATAACTTTGTCTTCACAAGTAATACTGTCTTGGCTATTTTCTACCATGTCAGCCATGACTTCTGCTTTTAGGATGTTCTCTTCATCAGCTAGATCACTGATTTGGGCTTTCAAGAATTTGGTATCTTCTTCAAAGGCAGCTTTTTTAACAGCCATTTGATCCTCTAGACCTTTTAATGAACCCTTCACTTGTAGTAGTTTTTCGTGTGTCATAGGTTTTATATACAATTTATTAAGTCTGTTTATTATAGCACATTGTTTTCGTTTTGTCAATAGTGGATAACTAGAAAAAAGAACGACGGGAGATGTTAATTCACCACCAGAAAATAGCACGAAGAGAAATAATTAAATTATAAATAATCAATTGTAGAAGTTGTCAGGAGGGGGTGCTATTTAATCTCGACGGGTTAGCCCGCCGCGCTATTGTTAGTTATTTAAATTTTATTTCTAATTTACGAACTACTTTTCCAGCCGTTTTAAATTTATAAAAGTCTGTTTCATCTTCCAAAAAAATACCTTCTGCTACTCTGTTAGCTATCTGGCTTTTGGTCAGCATATAACCAGTAATTGCTTTTCCTGATTCAATTTTACCTTCAGTTGCCCTTTGTATTCTATCTTCGTCGTCAAATCCAAGTGGGACGAAATAAAATGTTTTAGTTTTGCTCATATATTTATATATGTTAATTAATTATGCTTCAATTTCCATCAGTCTAAAAAACTCTAAGTCAATCTGATCCGCAGTCCATTCTTCGACAGAAAAACCTAGTAATTCTTCGACCATTTCTTTTTTCTTTTGGTTTATGATTGTTTTTATATGTTTCATACTAAAAAAACCGCCTGATTACGTCGATTCGATACCTCCAGCCTGAGCCGGTGATAACGTTAGACAGTCAAACGGTAAATTGACTGCCATTGTACCATATTAGTTAAAGGTTGTCAAGTTTCATCTGTGGATTGAATGGGGCCGGTTTAGTTTCTATTCTGGCTACCACCTCGTATTTTTCATCATCAAATGCTAAATATTCAGTTGTGGATTTATAATAATCAAAAACTTCGTTGCTTTCTGTTCTTCGGATAGTTAATTTCCATGGCATATCCCATTTTTCAAAAATCATAGAGAGGCTCCTAATAAAAAACCTACGATTAAAATTCCGCCGACAATCCATAACAAAGTAGATGTTTTAATAGGATCTATTGGTTCGTAACACCATTTGCATACATTTATACAGACAAGTGGTTTTTTGCAATGAGGACATTCTTTCATATATTTATTCTAGTAATAGTTTTGGATTATTCGCCATCTTCTGAAATAGGGTTGTACCATCCTTAGTCTCAACATAAGGCAAAAAAATCTGTGGTAACGACACCATCCTTGTTTCGAATAAAGCCATCTGGCTATCGACCCAGTCTCTCAAATTAGCCCAAGCAACACGGTAACAGTAATCATCTTCATCCCAACGTCTCACATTATCCTTTTTCAAAACTTCTTGAAACGCACGCCAATCAACTGGCAAATTAAAAGATAGTCTATTATCATTTATATCTAATAAAAATTTCAATGCCTCAATTCTACCAGTTCCTTTTTCGTATTCAACCATAAAACCGGTAGCGCCATGATCAACTAGATTTTGTTGTATTTTTGCCAAGCTCTGAGATACTGGCATTTTTGTTGTGTAATTTTTTATTGGCATAATTTATTTTAATTTTTCTATTTTTGTAGTAGTTTCTTCATATATAAAGCTAATGAATAAAGAATGAATCCTGTTTATGAAGCGAACAGGAACGCTTGGTGAGGCTAGACAAAAGGTGTCTCTACTACATCGGCGTAGCTACACGATGTGCAGAGTTCTACGAACTGGAGTCCTCCTTCCCATTCTCTCCAGCAGAAGATTTTGAACTTCCACTCACAGCAGACAGAACACCAGCCCATAGTGATGTAGGTGAAGTGCCACATCACTCCCTCCTCTTGTAGTTAGGTAGGACTTCGTCGGTAGTTCCGACATCAATCCACTTCCCTTGATGGCAC